CCGTTTCCGCCGACGCTGCCGCCATTGTGGGCGAGCAGGGTGCCTCGGACAACGCCGCCACCGTCGAAGCTGCCCCCGCCGAACCTGCTGCCCCGGAAACCACCCCGGAAGCCGCACCGGCCGAAGTGCAGCCCCCGGCGGAAGTGCCCACCCCGGCCAAGCCCGTGAAGGCTCCGCCGGTTGTGCAGCACGGCGTCCAGCGCCCGCGCGCTGGTGGCAAATGCGCCGCAGTGTGGGAACTGACCGAACAGCTGGCCGAAGGCGAGGGCGATGCCCGCACCCTGCCCAGCATCGAAACGGTCAAAACCGCAGCCGAAGCGCAGGGGCTTAACCCCACCAATGTCAGCATCGAATACTATCGGTGCCGCCAGTTCCACGGGGTTCGGGGCCGCCAGCAGAAACCCGCACCGGCTGCAACGCCGGAAGCAACCGCCCAGCAGTAACGCCGTCGGCCCGCCTAGCGCGGGCCGCGTCGTCGCTACCGCCCACCCCTTATAACTGGAGGTTATATGCGCGCTTATTTCACATGGTTCTTCACCGCAGAGATTTTCATGGTTGGCTGCCGCAGCATAGGCCGCCCGGCCAGCATTCAGAAAATCGACACCGGCTGGCGCGTCGATTACGTGTAACCCCTCCTTATCCACAGGGTGCATAACCCTGTGGATAAGTCGTGAGTTATCCACAGGATGTTAACAGTACGGTAGCGTACTGTGGATAAGTCGTGATTTGTTAAGTTATCGTTAACATCTACAATTGTTAAAATTGCGTTAAATCGCGATTTGCCTACTCGCAGGCGACCGCGATAGTGTGACCACGGGCCGGCGAGCACTCGCGAAAGCATCGGCTCGAAAGCATCAGAGAAACCCGCGAAAGCATCACTCAACGTAAGCCTCGGAGAAAGCCATGAAAGTTGTCTGCACGATTGCCATTTGGTTCGACCGTTCCGACAAAATTATTACGATGTCAGGGTCTGGGAACTTGATGGAGGACGCCTTGCAGTTCGCTTTTACTCGAGACTCATATGCTGCTGAAAGAAATATCGGCATCATCCACTCTTTTAGTGGTTTGCATGTCACGAGGGATGCTGTAGCTATCATAATCTATGAATCGATTGACACAAGAGACGCTATCCATAAGCTACGGGCATTGGACTATGTGAACGTGGATGTGTTCTTTAACCTTATCGGCTCGATTACAACAGTTTGATGACCACGGGTTGCGGTTGATTCAGCCGCTGTCCGAATCCTAAAATTAACCTGCACTGCCCAAATTAACCTGAGGCAGTGCAAAGTCGTGACTTTCTTTCCAAATAGTCCATAATAAGCCTAAAAACCTCAAATCTAGTAACCTGACGCAAACCTCAAATCGATCTGTAAATTCTAAATCGATCCCTAAAAACCTAAATTCGATCCCAATGTCACCCTACCAGAATGTTTAAAAAGTTTCGGGGTGAAAATTCGGGCAAACTGGAAAAAGCAGCCTACTACTAGGTCCAAGGTTAACACGTTAAGGTTTCTGTGGATAAGTTTTTGAACACCTTTAAAAACAACAACTTGCAAGGTTAATGGATATTAAAGACTTAGTTCCGAAGTGTATAGATAGATTTAGAGAATATAGGGTATAATATGGAAAAATAAAAATAAAATCACATAATAAACGCATAAACCTATTTAAGTGACAAAAAGTAGGTCCGTTCTACTTTTTATATTTTCGCCCCACCACCTTTTTAAACATTCTATAGGGGTGACCTTGCCGGCCTATAGGAATCGGCCTTTGGGGGTATTAAGGCACTATGCTTATCGCGTTAATGTTAACGCAGGTTTTTTATTTTCAGGGTACCAGAATGTTTAACTTTCACCCACCCCTAAAAACTAACTTTCTGGTAGGGTACCACTAATTCTAAATCCAAGCCTATGCCTAGCAAATAGTCCAGCACACCGCTTGCAATCCACCTTAACATGCGTTACCTTACACATACACCCCGCGCAGGCAACCGCCGCGCACCTCAGTTCCAAACTCACTGCATCCAGGAGTCCACCATGTCTTACAAAATCCAAATCAACGAACAGCAGCGCGCAATCATCCAAAAGGCTTTGGACCTGTACCACGAAGCATTCGTGGCCAACAAGGAAATTTCTGTAGACGATTACGTGGAGTCCATCGATCTGCATCTCAGTTTTGTAAACTTGCCGGCTGCCGAGCAGTCCATGCAAGACGCCTACGGCCATGCCCCCGGCACAACCCTCCACGGCTTCTGCATCTAAAGGAATAGACATGTCCACACCAAGCAAATTCCAGATTTCCAACCACCCGGGTTTCGTTGCCAACCTCAACTCTGCTGAGAAAGAATGGGCAACCTACAATCTCACAGATTTCCAGATGCAGCATGCTGTGGCCATCCGTGCCCGCCCCGACTTCGCACACTGGGTAACGGCTGGCCCCATTGCCGCCAGCGGCCCGCAGCGTAGGCAGCACAAGCTGACCATGTGCTTCTACACCGAATGCGGCACGCTACACGCGCATAGTGTAGGCTTGCGCAAGGTGCTGCACACCTACACCGCAGAAAGCACCGAATTTCTTCGTTCATATCCCACGGAGGGCTAAGCCATGCGCTACACAGCAGCCAACATCCAAGGTTACTATCGTAGTTACGATAGACGCCTGCAATTCGACATCCTGGAAAATGGCATTGCTATTGCGCGCGTTACGCGCGAGGCGAACGTGTGGGGCTATATTGAGCCCATGCAGTTCAAGTTCTACACCGAAAACAGTAGGGTCCGCTTTGACACCTTCTGCAACGCCAACGACATGACCACAACCTGCGAGGCCCTGCTGGCCAACGCGGGTGGATACGAAGCCGGAGTGCGTAACGTGAACACACCCTTATCCGAACTCAGCATGCCCGTGCGTCCACACGAAGTGGAAATTCTTGGCCCGGTTGGCTCTGCTATCCTGGAAACCAAGATGAACTGGGGTACCCTGTACCGCATGCGCAAGGGCGACGAAGTTACCGCGTGGGGCGAATACGAGGACACGTTTGCCATCGACGGAAAATACTACATCAGCCCCTACTGGACAGACGGTGGTGAGTGGCTCGAACTGACTGCCGAAGGCGCCCTCGAATACACGGCGGTAGGGGTGCCGCTCAAAGAAGGTGAGGCAATTGGCATCGAAGTCATCGAGGGTGGCGACATCATCAAGGGCAACGCGGACATCGAAGAAAGCACCCGTGGTCATTTTGAACCCGACACCACAACCAATACGCTGCCCATCTATCCGAAGCAAGAAGACCTGCCGTGAATGAAACAATCTGGGGCGGCCTCGAAATCCGTAACCAACAAACAGGAAACTGGATGCTGGTTGACTTCGCTGGAGAAACTCCCGCTGAGGCTCTTTCGATGGTAAAAGAAGTTATGGCGCTAGGTTCGGGCGGAAAAGAATATAACGTCGATTGGCGCTGGCCGGATGGCATGTGCGACATTGATTGCTATATCGAACTGCATGTTGTAAAATCCCATAACAAAGATTCGAGTTGTTTCTTTCAGCATAAGGAAGCACTGTCCCAATTTCTGTTTTATATGGAGAGCCGCATATGAAGTTTTCTAAACGTCAAATTCGTTTTCCTGCTTCACAATTGGAAGCTGTTGCAAACGAGCTTCATTCTGAAACAATTGCTAGCTTGGCTGCCGAATTCAAAAGACTTGAAAGAAAGTTGTATCAGGCATACCTGTATCAAAATCGTGTTCAGCAATACTGGCATAGGGTAGATAGACGTAAAGCTCGGCACCAGAAGCGCAATGAACTTCGTAAGTCGATTGAAGACATGCATGACGATTTTTTCGAAGACTTGCCTGAAATCGCCGAGCAGGAAGCTTGGCGTATTAGCTGGGAGGAATCAGAATACGAGCGTGCTCATGAACAATATCTTAAAAACATGATGGATGAAGCCGATCGTGAGCAAGAGGCTGAGGAACTTCGTAGGCTTATGGACTCCAGTTGCTATTCTGAATACGACGATTGCTGGTGAGTGCCCCTGTATGCGCGTACACGGGCCGCCGAATTGGGCGCTACCCCTGTACCTGCTAGGGTACAGGGCCGCAGCCAAGCCCGCCCCATGCGCCCGCATATTAGGTCTAGCTGTTCAGTTATACAAGCACCACAAAGACTATTTGTAGATTTTCCGTTTTAGGTATTGCGCTCCGGCTTAACTTGCGTTACATTAAACCACTGGCAGCACGCCATAAGGATATTTCAATGTATACCAAAGAATACGATGCGACGTTGGGCAACTGGGTCGTTCTTTCCCCCGAAGGCGACCTCCTTGCAATCGGTGAGGAAGAAGAAATGGACGCTTTGCTGTCGCATCTCAACAGGTAATCACCCGTGCAGCGTGACCCTTGCGCGTGTCGTCCAATTGGTAGGACCCCAGACTTCCAATCTGGTAATGAGGGTTCGAGTCCCTTCACCCGCTCAACTTCAGCTGCCCCAATCCGCTACCGGGAATAGACTTGAAACGTCTGGCCCTAACACGCGGGGCGGATCAGCTTCTAAACATGCTGGGGGGCTACCCCAAGGTAGCAGCCGAAAGTGGGATCATCCAAGGCGATCGTCAGCGTTAAGGATACTCACAATCTCTCCGGCGCCATTCAAGTTTCAAGGGGTAATAGTTCAGAGGCCTAGAATATCGCCCTGTCACGGCGACGACACGGGTTCGAATCCCGTTTACCCCGCCACATGAAGCATCCATAACCTGCTAAGCATTGGCGGGCCATATTCAAGGATAGGAGTTAAAATTGTTCCCGAGCCCCTCTCGATTCGCGCGCACTGTCCACATCGCCTGCCGGGCGTTGATGGCTTTCGCCCGCCAACTCTTCGCGCGGAGGCATCTGCGCCAAGGGGGCTTGGAACTTCGAACCATCGGAAAGCACCTTCTGCTCAAGGAACCTGCTCCCGATGGCCCTTTCACTCCGTGCCGCGAACCACGAAGGTTCCGCCGCCGAACGACATGCCGCGATGCGGACACATACGGATTACGGCTAGCTTCCGGGCGTCATGGAGCAGCGTGACGCCCGCCAAAAACTACGGAGTTGATCCAGTGCCGGGGAGGGAGCCTTCCCGGCATTTTCATGAGTGGAGAATTTACTAAACGGGTGTTGCAATCTAAAAACAGGTGTTGCATACTGTAAGCGTACTAAATACCTCACTGTATCTACGGGAGACCAAAGTGGACATCAACAAGCAATACAACTATCAGCCGCACACTGGTGGAGCCGGCCCCACCAAAATCCAACTTTCGGTTTTGAATGACTTGCTCAAGCAAGTTCTGACCGAAAACAATATCGCATACACCATTATCGAAGGCGATGACCACCAGGAGCTGATCTCCGTCGAAGGGCGGCAAGCCGGGTACGACCGTTTCGGTTATGCATCAGACGACGCCATTCTTGATCAAGTCGATCTGCAGGATGCTTTCCGTTATCTTGCATACAAACACATGACCATGAAGCAATTGGCATGCTGGGTCCGGGAGTATGCTGACGATGAAGAGGCATGCGATCTTTTCCACGAGTACCGGGAGAATGGCGCCGCCGAGCGCGAACAGTACGGCGACCCGGAAGACAGCCCTTGCCTCGAAGACCCGTGGTGGAAGAACCCATGACCAGAGAAGAAGCTCAAAAAAGACTGGGTAAGTGGGTCAAGACTTGCGACAGTGGTGGCCGGGAGCGTGAAGGTATTCTCGTTTCCATTGACCAAGACGACCAAGCCTACATCCAATACCGCAGTATGGCGTCGATGATTTCATGCACATCCGTTATATCCAGTAATTATGGGGTGCGCCAACGTCTAAAGCGCGGCATGCCGACCCCTCGTGGCGGCGCCGACCGGGTAACTACGTAGTCCCGGCACCTCCACCAACAACCGAAGGAGAGCAACATGGAATTTCCCGTTATTAAAATCGAATACGTCATCACCCACCCCGACGGCAAAGAACAGGCCAAAGGGACTTTCAACTTCATCGACATGGCTGCGCGTCGCGCCTGCGCGGAACGCTTCAACAAGTGCCTGCTGGACGGTTTCACTGTGACCACACGGAGGGTGAAATGAGCTTGCTCCCGAAGAAGTACCGGGTTCGGAATACTCGCATTCTGCACGGTGAAACCATGGCCGAAGCTGGGCAGGTCGTTTACCAGTGTTTTAAATGCGACTACGGCCTTGCCAGCGACGATTCCCGAATCACTGGCATCGAACACGCCAGTGTCACCCTCAAAGAAGACGGTGATTACCCCAGCTTCACCATTCCGAAACGTGACCTGGAATTGATCCCATGAACTGGTGGCAGAACTGGAAAGCTAAGCATCGACTGAAAAGGCGTCGCGAGGGTTGGGATTTCGCTGCGGGCATGCTGCTGGAAAACCCGGCTGGCGCTCCCGAGCAACTTAAGAACCACATCGATGACGCCCACGCTTTCGGAACATGGGACGACGTCGATGACGGAATCGAAGCTGCGTTAAAAGCACACGAGAAAAGGAACTGAAATGGTGGATTCAAGCAAACACGATATGCACGCAAAGATGCTCAGGCGGATGGCATGGGAGCGTGCCAAAGGAGAGCTGATGGCCATGCTCCAAACTTTCCAAGGTAAGTTTATCGAATTCGATACTCTCGATACCCAAGTCAGTATTTTCATTAAGAAGGTTGAGAGCGAGGGTCTGCACGAATGAGCCCGAGCACTGGCTTAGGGTTTAGGTGCCTCCTCGATGGGAAACCATTTTCAGGCGACCTTCCCGAAAGGGTTACTTTCGTAGGTATGGAGAAAACTCCAAACGAGGCTCCGCGTTACGGTAGGCTTAGCCATCCGTGGTTCAACCTTCCGTGTTACGAATCCAAAGGAAACCAGAATGACCCGCATTAACCTCGTGCCACCCGAAGAGCTCATGGACCAGCATCTTTTCGCTGAGTTCCGTGAAATAAAGATGATCCCAATGTCCCTGAGCCGAAGCGTTATTGCTCGCGGTATCGATGGCGCGTTGAGGATCGTACCTCCGAAGTTCACGCTGAACGCCGGGCATGTATCGTTCTTCTACGACAAGGGCCAGTATCTTCACAATCGATACGAAATGCTTCGTAAGGAACTTTCGGCTCGGGGCATTAATTTCGATACCGAATCCCTTCTTGACCCTTTGCAGGTCCTGAAAACCGACCCCCGCTTTATGGGGGACTACCAACCAACGCCGGAAGCATTCGAAACCATACGCACCCGAATCGCAGAAAAGATCGCGATGAAGCCGCAGTGGTATCGGTACTACGGAAGACCTGGAGGCACAAGGCCATGAGCGACATTTTCGACCACGAAGCTGATGCATATGGGCAGATGCTCGATGGGGTTGGCGACGATGACCCATCGGCATACCATTATCCAAACTATAATATCAATAGGATGTATGGAAAGTTTGGAAATCCGGTTCGGGAACATGAAAACGGTGGAGTTACATTCAGACAAGAGTTTATATCTTTTCCGATGGAAGAAGCTCAACCCGAATACCAGCAATTCCATGTCGAAGGCATGCACTGTGAAACACAGAAATCGTGGCTCGTTTCCGGAACTGTGCATTTCGACCCCGAATATTACGGGTATCGGAAATTCTATTTCGAAAAGATCTGGCTCCCGAAAAGTCGTTGCGAGGCCACTGGCAACAGTATTCGAGTTCCGCAATGGCTGATTAAAAACCGCTTTCGCGACAAGACCCATAAGAAGGACCACCGCCAACAGTTCGGCGCTCTGATTGCCAAAGCGGACTCGTTGGTTGGCAAGACTGTTATTGTCGATATTAAGACGATCGACGCGCAGTTCGGTGACGGGTACCCTCGATTCGTTGGCATGCGAAACCCATTCGAAGAAGGTGCCCCCTTCTGAGTTTGCCATCCTGCTAAACGTGCGTTATACTAGCCTACAGTAATTGGATTCCTACATGGCAGAGCTCAACTTCAATGCGAGGCTTCATAAACCGGCACAACCGGAGGATGAGCTGAGCGATTATGCAGTTTGGGTCGAGATTTGCCAGCGTATGGATTATGAAGCTTCTGAAGCGCGGAACCTGTGGCGCAAAGCTATCCAAGACAGGGACGAGCAGCAGACCGCAGCTAAAATCCAAATCGACAACTTGAAAGACTTATGCATCTATTTCGAGAGCAGAAAGAAACCACCACAACCTCCAAAGGGAAAATGATGAACGAGTACCTCAAAAATGCGAAAGAGGGTTTTATGCAGCCTTTTCTGATGTTGCATACAACCGTTCTGATGTTTATCTCAGTTATTTTCGGAGATCCTCTGAAGAACCAATACCAGAAAATTGAGCTGGCCATCAAGGCTAAGGCCCAGCTCATTTCCGACCACGAATTCAACAAGGTCATGGAAAACTTCTACATTGCCAGATGTGTGGCAATCGATCCGCATAGAGACTGGTGGGGTTTCGCTGAAGCGAAGGAAAAACAGGCGGAGTACAGAAAGCAACTCGAAAGGTTGCACAAGAAAGTTCTAGCTGCCGATGCGTATGTCAAGGCCCAGGAAGCTGCTTTCAAGAAGTTGCAAGATGCACGGTGAGCTAACACCCCGCTGGAAGAACCATTTCATGCGGATGTGTATGCTTGTATCCGAAATGAGCAAGGACCCAAGCACCAAGGTTGGGTCTGTGATCGTGCGCCCTAACCGAACAATCTGTTCGACAGGGTATAATGGCTTTCCGATGGGTTGCGACGATAGTCCTGAAATGTATGAAAATCGGGAAGTTAAGTTGCAAAGAATAATCCATGCGGAAATGAATGCCCTGTGCCATTCGGACGAATCCGTTAAGGGCTACACTCTTTTCAGCTGGCCGATGCCTCCTTGCACGCGCTGCATGCCGCACATTATCCAGCAAGGCATCACGCGATTAGTTGTTCCTTCAATCATACCGTCAGACCGTTGGTATGCGTCAGCGTCCTACGCCACCGTGATGGCGTTCGAAGCGGGACTCAAAATAGATATCTGGGACGTCATATGAAAACTGGAAATTTAGAACAAATCCTTGGTATGGCGTTCGATGCTACACGTATCACGCCTGACGAAAACCAAGAGGAAACTTTCTCGAGCGACCCATTTATACCTGTGGACGTTCCAGAAAAGATCTTCGAAAAAACGTTCGATACTGACATGCTCAAAAGCTGCCGAAAGCGAGCCGAAACCTACAAGCCAATGGCGGGAAGGTTTGATCCCTTTGATTATGAGCTGATGAAAGGATCGGTCGGGGCGTGGTCAGCACTCATCAACAAGCATGTAATCACTTTCGGGGATGCATGTGACCACGCCCTGAAGTTGTCGCGGCTGTGGAAAGAGGAGGACGCTGAATTGGAAGAAATCTCCAAGCGTAACTCTGAAAAAGCGGATGCCAAGGCTAACCTCTACATCGAAGGTACAAAAGAATTTGAGATCGAAAAGGCGCGACTTGCTTGGCGCGCAGCCGTACAAAGGCGAAATGAGGTTGTTCGGCTTGCAAACGAGGAGGTTGATGCTGTCCGAAAACGGTATCACCTTTTGCGCGACGGTTAAACATCTGTTGCATTTACAGGCAGCCCGCCTGTATGCTTTAGGGTAGGTTTTACTAGAGAGGCTTTATGGAACCCGCGCAGTTTATCGCACAAGATCGCTTTAACCGGACGTATATTACGTCGAGTGAGGTTGGGCGGCGTCTTGGTGTAACACGACCAGCCATTCACTTCCGGCGTAAAGCTGGACTCCTTCCGAATGCCATTGCAGTCCAGGACAGCCAGCTTTTCATCTGGGAACGGGATGCAATCGAACCGCACTTGAAAAAGTGGGAAGATCAACTGCAAGGTAAGCGGACGCAGAATACATGACTAGCCGGCAGCGTTGGGCTCAGATTCCAATCGAGCTTCGACGTCGCCCGCAATGGTGCTATACTTTTCCGCAGGACCCTGATCCCACAAAGAGAAAGGCCCCTCGCAAGAAAGGGAATGCCCTTGCAAGTGACACGTCGCCGTCTGATTGGATGTCGTTCGAACAAGCGTGTGCGTATGCTGAGTCCGTTGGCGGAGAAATTGGGTACGTCTTGACTGAAGACGACGAGTTCACTTGTATTGATCTCGATGTTAAGGACGCCACCACTCATCCAAATAATCCCGACGAGTGGACAACCCAGGAGGATTTTGATCGTTATTGGCGTATCTGCCAAGCCTTTAACAGTTACACAGAAATGTCCAGATCCGGAAAAGGTCTTCATATCTGGGTATTGGGGAATATTGGTTTAGGTTGTAAGCGCGAGGGCGTTGAGGTTTATTCCCAAGAGAGATTTATGATCTCGACTGGGAATATCGTGATGAACAAGCCTATCGAAGAGCGTCAAAAGCTTCTTGATGCCATGGTTTCTGATATTCGAGCTGCGCAAGCTGCTAAGTATACCATTACGGATCTTGTTGAGGAAGAGGAGCAATACACGGATGTCGAAATTATTGATCGTGCAATATCCGCAGGCAATGCTGAAAAGTTCAATGCTCTTTGCGTGTGTACGGCTAGTTATTTCGAGGGCTCCATAAAGATTCGAGGGTCGTTTACGTCCCTTGGGTACAATAGCCAAAACGAAGCTGACCTTGCGCTGCTCTCGATCTTTGCGTTTTACTCCAATTCGAACGAGCAGTGCCGACGCTTGTTCAGGATGTCCGGACTTGGTAAGCGCGAGAAGGCAACCAAAGACGACGTCTACATCAACAGAACACTTCGCCAAATCCGTTCTCGGCAGGCTGTCCAAAACAGAGTTGAGGCTGGGGCAATCTCCCAAGCCGCAGACACTCTGATGCAAGCCCAGCAGGAGCGACGCATTCGCGAGGCTATGCTGCTGCACGTACCCGGGGCAACTGAACCGGCGCGCACCGTGGCCCCGGCTGCGGCAAGCGTGGCCGCCATGGCCCCGCACGTTGCGCCTACGGGTGAAGATGGCCTGCCATGGCCCCCGGGCCTAACCGGGCAAATTGCTTCTTATATCTACCAGAGTGCCCCCCGCCCAGTGAAAGAGGTTGCAATCGTTGCGGCACTTGGATTTCTGGCGGGCGTCTGCGGTAAAGCCTTCTGTATCCCGCAGTCCGGCCTGAACCTCTATATCGTGCTTATTGCACGTTCCGCCGTTGGTAAGGAAGCGATGCATTCCGGTGTCGCATCTTTGATTTCCGCTGCGGCAGAGAGGCAGCCCCCGGTTATGCGTTTCGTGGACTTCAATGACTTTGCTTCTGGTCCGGCATTGAAGAAAGGGGTTGCAGCAAACCAATCGTTCTTGAACGTAGCTGGCGAGTTCGGTAAGAAGTTGAAGCGCATGTCAATGGAAGACGGGAGGGATACCCCCATGACACAGCTTCGAACAGTAATGACTGACCTTTTCCAAAAATCTGGTCCACAGAGTATTGTGGGAGGCATCAGTTACTCGAATAAAGACTCAAATATCGCCAGCGTTGCCGGTGTTGCGTATTCGATGATTGGGGAATCGACTCCAAAAACATTCTATGAGTCTCTTACTGAGTCCATGATGGAAGATGGGTTTCTTTCTCGCTTTGTAGTTATCGAGTACGAGGGCGAACGCCCGCCCTTGAATGAGACACCACTCCGCGAGCCACCAAAAGCTCTTGGGGATGCTACAGCGGATCTCTGCACCCATGCAATGACGCTTCTTGACCGGCATGACACCGTTATGGTTTCTCGGACAAACGAAGCAGCATTAATGATGAAGAAGTTTGAAGTTGAATGCGATGCTCACATTAACGGGACCAAAGACGAAATGTGGCGCCAGATGTGGAACCGGGCTGCATTGAAGGTGATGCGAATTGCATCCCTTCTTGCAATCGCTGACAACTGGTTGAACCCAATCATCGAAAAGCAGCATGTCAATTGGGCGCTAACAGTAATCCACAAGGACATTAAGATCATGTCCAAGCGGATCGAATCCGGTGATGTGGGTTCGGGTGACGACTCCCGTGAAAAGAAGATATCTAACCTTCTTCGGGAATACCTCGAGGCACCAATTGCCGCGAGCTATGGGATTCCAGACGACTTGCGCAAAGCTTCTATTATTCCACGAAAATTCCTGCAGATCCGTGCAGCCCGCCAAAGTGTATTCAGCTCGCATAGAAGTGGTGCAAACTATGCTCTGGACCAAACTCTCAGGTCGATGTGTGATAGCGGCTACATTATGGAAGTTGACAAGATGAAGCTTTCTGACCAGTTTGGCTTCCAAGGAAAGGCATATCGAATTCTGCACATTGCCAATTACAAGCCAACTGAATAGTCCTTGCTATCGGCTTAACAATCGTTTTAAAATGTAACTTGCCCACAATAAGGCAAGTTATGAACTTTCGATTGGTTGCTACAGTTCCAAAACAATCCCCAACTGGGCAGATTTATAACCACATGGTCTGGATAGGCGAGTTCAACGGTGCCGAATTCAGTGAGTGGGAGGCAATCGAATTTGCCCGTGAAAAAGTTGGGGAGGTATGCGCAATAAACTCCGAATCCATTCCATTCGTTCTCCACTAGGAAAGGCTCATGCATAAAGAATTCAACTACATCGAAGAAGCCAACCAGACCATGTCTGGAAATTACCACGAGGGAATTCCCGGAAACCTCATCGCGGCTGGGCTTTCCGAAGTGGCCAGAGAAATCCAAAGCCTCGACGCGGTAAAGAAGTCAATGTTTTATGGGCGGAACCACATTGGGCTCGATATGGCGTGCAAGATGGCCAAGGAAGCCCACCCGGATGATAGCGCGGACATCGATTTCGAAAAGCTCCTTCCCGGCCGCAGTCGCGAAGACGCCATTCGCCTTTTCCACGGCATCATCGGCTCGATTACCGAAGTCGGCGAAATGGCCAAAGCTCTTTCGGACGCCATCTTTACCGGCGAGCCGCTCGACCTCACCAATGTTGTCGAAGAAGTTGGCGACGGCTTCTGGTACGACGCGGCAATCCTTCGCGTTCTCGGTATGACGTTCGAGCAGGTGCAGAAAAAGAACATCGACAAGTTGCGTGCCCGCTTCCCCGACAGGTTCACCGAATTCGACGCCAACCACCGCAACCTCGATCTCGAACGCCGTATCCTCGAAGAGCCCGGCCTCTCGAAACCACTTGTGGTCATCAACAACTGGACGCTGACCGAAACCGCAATCTTTGGTGATATCGTCGGCCACCCCCGTCTCGGCGATGCGCGTGGGGTCAAGACCAGCCGCCCGGTTTACACCAAAGGAATTCCGTATTACGCTGAAGGTGACCGTGTTGAGACCAATAACACGATGTATATCCTTGGCACGCCTGCGACCTCCTAAACGGTCGTTGCAATCGGTTTGGCTTTGCGCTATGCTTACAACGTAGCGCAAAGCTACCAATGGAGAAAAGACGTGGCACAGATTCCTGAAAACGAAGTTACTTTGAAAGACATGATGGACTGGTATGACCTGAAAGACCAGCTCGCCAAGGTCAAGGCTGCTGAAGGTCTTCTTCGCCAGAAAATCTTCAAGGGCAAGTTCCAAGATCCGAAAGAGGGGGTTAATTCCCTTGCTATCGATGACGGATATGTGCTGAAGGGGACCAAGGTACTCAACCGGAAGGTGGACGAGGCTGCGTTCAAAACGATGGGGGAAGAGTTTGCCAAAGAAGGCATCCCTACGGACCTGATCGTAAAGTACGAACCGAGTTTGGTGACCGGAGTGTACAGGAAGCTGACAGCAGAGCAAACGATTCTGTTCGATACGTGTTTGATCATTACCGACGGAATGCCCGGCCTCGAAATCGTGAAACCCAAAAGAACGAAGGCTTGACCTATGAACGTCACGATTCTGTGTGACGCTTCATTTTGCCCAACGCACCACGTCGCAGGGTACGGCTACTGGATCGCAAGCGAACGTGGAAAACTTGGCGGTGGGGGAGCTGTAATAGAGGAGGTATTGGATACGAATGCGGCGGAGATGATGGCGGTTTGCAATGCTATCTGGCACGCAGTTGGAGCGGGCCTCATTCACGAAGGTGATTACCTTCTTATCCAAACTGATTCAACTGCTGCAATTAATAGGTTCGAAGCTAAAAAAGCGGTGAACACTACCGAACAGCAGAATAGAGTAATTGCGTATTTCGATAAAATCTGTAGACGGTTGAAGTTGCAAGTTCGTTTTCGACATGTAAAAGCGCACACCAACTTGACGGATCGGAGGTCCCTTGCCAATCGGTCATGCGATAAAAGAGCAAAAGATGCAATGCGGGAAGCCCGCAGAACAAAAATCGCCACACCATACATCCACCAAATCGAGGAAATGCTCCATGAGCACCGTTAACCACAACCACATCCTGTCCCTGCTCCAGACTGGCTTCACCACCATCCAGGTCACGTTCAGCAACGAAGAAGTGGTCGGCACCAAGCAACCCGATCAGGCGTTTCCGAACCGCACCCGTCGCCGGCAGGTCCAGACGTACACGTATAAGGCGCTCGAGACCGACAACATCCAGCCCGGCGATTGCGTTATCGTGGACAGCCCGCACGAGGGCCTGCAGATCGTCACCGTCACCCACGTGGACACCAAGCCCAACATCGATCTTTCGGCGCCGTTCCCCTACAAGTGGGTCGTGCAGAAGGTCGACCGTTCGCGCTACGACGACCTGCTGAAGCAAGAGCAGTCGTTCAAGGACGCTCTGGTGGAAGTCGAGCGTGTGAAACAGCGCGAGGAAGTCCTGGCCAGCTTCAAGGAACACCTGCCGGCCAATTCCGAAGCCCGCAAGCTGTTCGACACCACGATCGAAAGCGTGCAGGTCCTTCCCCATGCAGGGTAATACCGTTAAGGTCCTGGGCCACGGTTTCGTGCGGCTCCGCAATCTTGCGGGGCCGACACGGCGTTCCCTGATCGAAGAGGGCGACGATAACCCGTGCTTTGGTGACCCGCGCCCATTCGACGCCGACGATACCGATGCCCCCAATGCTGCCCGCATGTCGTTCGACGAAACCGACAGCGGGCGCACTGCTGAGCAGGACCATAAGCTCGCCGAATACCTGATGAAGAATCGTCACACTTCTCCGTTCGAGATGGTGCAGGTGTGGCTCGAAATGAAGTTGCCGATCTTCGTCGCCCGGCAGTTCGTGAGGCACCGTACCGTCCGCTTGAATGAAGTATCCGGCCGCTACGTCACGCTCCCGGCGGAATGGTATATCCCCGAGGTGGTTGGCGGGAAAGCGCAAAATGCGAAACAAGGGCAGGCCAACAACCTTGATGAGCAGGACCAGAAAGATTTCAAATCCGAGCTCAACGAGCATTGCCGTATCGGATATGGGCAATATACCTGTGCTATCGAAGACGGTGTCGCCCCCGAACATGCCCGCATGTTCCTTTCGCTCAACCATTACACGCATTGGCTCTGGAACCAAGATCTGCACAACCTGATGCACTTCCTGTCCTTGCGTGACCACGGGCACGCACAGGTCGAAGCACAGGCATACGCGAAGGCTATCGACCAGCTGATTCGCCAGCACCTCCCCAAGACCATGGAACTCTACGATAAGTACCGGAGGCAACCGTGAAACGGAAAAATCTCTACGAAGCAATTGTCCTTAGCCTGCTGTGCATGGGGATGCGTCGATGAAACCGATGTTGGCCAGTGATGCTGACGAGAGTAAAATCCAATTCCCAGTCGCCGGCCTACCCAAGATTGATGGGGTTCGCGGCCTCAATATGCACGGCGGTCTGACTGGCCGCAGCCTCAAATTGTTCGGAAACCGTTATACGACCAATTTCTTCAGCCAGGACTTCTTTAAAGGGTTCGACGGTGAACTTGCGGCGGAACGGGAAACACATCCAGATCTGTGCCGCATAACCACGAGCGCAACGTCGACTATCAAAGGCGAGCCGTTCATCCTGTGGTGGTTGTTCGACTATATCACCAGCGATACGAAAGACCTTGGTTATCTTACCCGGCACCGCGTACTCGAGCAGCGCGTGGCGTTCCTCCAGTCCCAACCTGATTGCCAACCGTGGGCTGGGCACCTTCGTGTCGTTCCAACTACTATCTTGAGAAGCCAGGAGGAATTGAATGCTTTCGATGAAAGATGTCTTGAGAGCGGGTACGAGGGTACAATCCTACGGGCTATCGATGGAAAGCACAAGCAAGGCCGCAGCACGGTTCGCGAGGGCGGGTTACTCCGCATCAAACGCTTTATCGAATCTGAGGCAATTGTCGAAGGCATTGTCGAAGGTGAGTCCAACCAGAATGAAGCTCAGGTGAACGAGCTGGGGTTGCAGTTCCGAAGCAGCCACCAAGAGAACATGGTGCCAAACGGTCTCGTCGGTTCGTTACTGTGCAGGGCGATTGCTACCGTGAAAGACGGCCAGCGCGTGGTCATCAATTGTGGAGACCCAATCACGGTATCCCCGGGAAATATGGACCATTGTTTCCGAAAGTATTACTTCGAGAACAAGCATGAGCTTGTGGGGAAAATTATCAAGTTCAAGTTCTTCCCTAAGGGCATCAAGGACAAGCCGAGATTCCCAACATTCGTAACAATTCGTTCGCCCGCGGATATGTAAGCGACTTGTAGTCCTTTATAAACGGGCGTATAATAGCAAACCATTCTTCGGGGTTAATGATGAGTATCTTAAGTTGCGTTCAGCAAGGCATTTCTCCTACCGGAATTCGGATGGTAATTGGTGCGCAGGAGAAGATGGGTAAAACTACTTTCTGCTCCTATGCGCCCATGCCTCTGCTGATCCCCCTCGAAGTTGGTTTCGCGGGTGTCAGCATGGCAAAAGTTCCGATGTTGCAGTATTTCGAACATGTTACCCAGCTCGTAGACGAGCTGACAGCGGGCTACGCCGCTGGAACTGTTCCTTATAAAACCCTGTGCTTCGATAGTGCTACGGCACTCGAACGGCAGATCCACGACTATATCCTGCGCATGGATCCCGCCTCGAACAAGGGCACGAAGAAAACCGTGACGATGGAAAGTGCTCATGGTGGATACGGTAAAGCCTACACCATGGCGAACACGGCGTTCGATGACTTTCTTAAGAAGTTGGATATCTTGGCCGTGCAATACGGCGTGAATATCATCTTCACCTGCCACGTGTTTTCAGCCAAGATCCAGGACCCTACGGCTGGAGAGTTCGATTCGTGGGATCTTCTCTTGCACTCCCCCAAGAACAACAAGACCTATGGAAAGCGGGAAATGATCACGCAGTGGGCAGATGTTATCGGCTTCTATTACGAACCAATGTATATCACTAATTCGGAAGGGAAAAGTGGTATGGCGAAAGCTGTATCGCAGAACAAGGGGCGCGTCATGGCGGTTTCCAGGACGCCCTCTTACACAGCGGGAAACCGCTTTGGAATGGTGGGGGAGTTTCCTATCCCCGCACCGCCGCAGAATGGTTGGAATTATTTTGCGGATTTGCTCTACAAGACCTGTGGTATCGACGTTTTTACCCGCTAATCATTAGGAGTTACCCCATGGCACACCTTGGTTTCGATGCAACCACCGTCGCACCTGATACCGGCCAGCTGGATCCCATTCCACCAGGATGGTATATCGTTTCGGCCGACGAATCCGAACTCAAACCGACCAGCGATGGTCTCGGCGCACGGCTGGCTGTCCGCTTCGTTGTTCTCGATGGCCAATATGCCGGCCGCAAAATCTACACCGGCTTCAACATCAAGAACGCCAATCCGGTCGCCCAGGAAATCGCGTTCAAACAGCTCTCGGCACTGGCCCATGCGGTCGGCGTTCTGCAGGTCCAGGACAGCGCACAGCTGCACAGCATCCCGCTGAAGGTGCGTGTCAAGATCAAGCCGCCGGAGGCTGGTTACGACGCGCAGAACGAGATCACGGCGTTCAAGAACGTGAAGGGAGAAGTCGGTGGAACCTCGACGGCAGCAACTTCGGCCGGCCCTGCTGCGCCGGTTGCTCCGGGAATCCCGGCAATCCCTGCGGCCCCCGGCGCGGTGGCGACTCCGCCCGCCAACTTTACCCCGGGCGCGCAACCGTGGCAGCAACCGGCCGGCGCGGCGGCCCCTGCCGCTGACCCGCCCGCGTTCAATACTCCCACAGCGCCCGCAGTACCGGCCGCACCTGCGGCAACGCCAGCCGCGCCGGTGTTCCCGCCCGAAGGCTGGACTGCGCATCCCAGCGCACCGGGGTATTTCTATCGTGGGCAGGAAGTCCTGACGGAAGCTGCCCTGCGCGCAACGATGGCCCCCGCTGTTCCGGCTGCACCGGCTGCTCCTGCCGTTCCGGCTGCTCCCGATCCGGCGGCGGTTGCCGGCACCGTGGTTCCGCCGTGGCAGAAAGCTCCGGCATAAACCATTGGCGTCCTCCCGGTGCAACGCCGGGAGGACTTTACGGCGAAATATAGGATGGAACGATGACAGTACGTCTGGCAATCAAAACCCTCAACGCTATCGATGCCTCCTTGGAAGCCGACCAAGGCGCAAAGTTTCGAACAATTCTTGGAACCGTAATTCCGCACATGAGTGATGCCTACAGGGGCGAGGAAGAATCTTTCCGCTCCCACATGGGGGCATCCCTGATTGGTGGGGAGTGTGGCAGGGCTATCTGGTACGGATGGCGCTGGGCAACGAAGCCAAAGTTCATCGGCCGTATTCTCAGACTGTTTAACCGAGGGCATCTTGAGGAAGCAAGGTTCATCGCCTTGCTCCTAATGATCGGAGTCCAGGTTTACCAGCAGGACGCAAACGGGAAACAGTTTCGTATCGTATTCGCTAACGGGCATGGTGGAGGTTCGGGCGACGGAATTGGCATCGATATTCCAGATCTTGATCCCGGGCAGCCATGCGTTCTAGAGTTCAAAACGCATGGGGAGAAATCCTATAAGGAGCTTGTGGCTAAGGGTGTCCGCGATGCAAAGTTCACGCATTACATCCAGATGCAGATGTATATGCGCAAGATGGGATTTGCGGTCGCCTTATATGGAGCAGTCAACAAAAATACTGATGACCTTCATCTGGAAATTGTCGTTCTCGACCCCATCATGGCCGACAAGTTCATCGAGCGTTCTGAAACTCTGATTGCTTCAGATAACGCTCCGAAGAAATTGAATGAATCCCCGGGCTTCTGGCTGTGCCGGTTCTGCGACCACAGGCCCGTCTGCCATCTCAAAGCGGTTCCCGAGAAGAATTGTCGGACATGCAATTATTCCAAGCCTGTGGCCGATGGCGAGTGGATGTGCATGAAGTTCGACAACATAATTCCGAAAGAAACTCAGCTGGTGGGCTGCGGTAAGTACGAAAAACATTCGGGGTTCTAATGCTCATTGCGCGTTCTTACCAGACGGAATGTGTTCGGTGCATCTGGGACTATTTCGAAAAGGATGATGGTAACCCAATCTGTGTCCTACCGACTGGAACAGGTAAGTCGGTGTGCATTGCGATGTTTCTCGAGTCCGTTTACCGCCAGTTTCCGAGCCAAAAGGTCTTGGTGCTGACACATGTAAAAGAGCTGATCCAACAGAATTTCCTAAAATTGCTTGAGCTTTGGCCCGGAGCACCTGCTGGGATATACAGTTCTGGTCTTGGGCGTAAGGATATTCTCCAGAAGATTATTTTTGCAGGCATCGCTTCAATCATCAAAGTAGCCCATCTCCTTGGGCGGGTTGACCTAATAATTGTTGACGAATGCCATCTTATTGGTCCTAACGATAAGACGATGTACCAGAAATTCTTTGCAATCCTGAAGCTTGTTAACCCATGGCTTAAAATCATTGGTTTTACGGCAACGGATTACAGACTTGGTCAGGGTAAGCTCACAGACGGTGACAATGCGCTGTTCACCGGGACATGTTTCAATATCGCAACTGTCGAGGCCTTCAATAGGCTGATTGCTGAGGGGTACCTTTCGCCCCTTGTTCCGAAGCCCACTAAGACGCTTCTTGACGTCGAAGGGTTGCACCTACGGGGTGGGGATTTCATCGAATCCGAGCAGCAACAAGCATTCGATAAAGAGCATATCACTAGGGCAGCAATTATCGAAGCCCTTGAGTACAAGGACACTAGACTTAGTTGGCTGGTCTTCTCCACTGGCGTTGAGCATTCCGAAAATATCGCTGACATGCTTAACGAGTACGGAATCAAGGCTGTTGCTGCCCATTCTAAGATGCCGGATAAGCAACGTGATGCCGCAATTCGGGACTTTAAAGCCGGCAAGTATCAAGCGATCGTCAACAACAATATCCTGACCACAGGATTCGATCACCCGCCTATCGACCTTATCCTGTGCCTGCGGGCGACCCAATCCGCAGTGCTTTGGGTCCAGATGCTTGGGCGCGGGACTCGGCCCTACGACCCAGAGAACCCCGGAAAAGGAATCTGCCCTCGAACATTCTGGAAGTTTAAAGAGAACTGCATGGTTCTTGATTATGCCCGGAATACGAAGCGTCTTGGTCCCATCAACGACCCAGTGATTCCGAGGCCGAAAGGTAAGGGTGGCGGGGATGCGCCTGTTAAGGAATGCCCTCAATGCGAATGTTACATGCACGCGAGTGTCCGCTGGTGTACCGGAATTAAAAATGACGGGTCGAAGTGCAATTACGAGTTCAAGTTCGAAGTTAAGTTTAAGGGAGTCGCATCAAGTGACGAGTTGATCAAGGGCGAGATGCCCGTGGTTGAGGTCTTTAAGGTAGACCATATCAATTACAACCGGCATTCGAAAGCCGGCCGCCCGGACTCCATGAAGGTGAGCTACTACTGTGGCTATCGATGTTTTACGGAGTACGTGTGCGTCGAGCATGGGGGAGGCCCCGGGGGTAAGGCTAAGGAATGGATTCGTAAACGCGCACCTGAAGGCTCATCGAACCTGCCAACTACCGTAACTGAGCTCCTCGAAATTGCAGGGGACTTGAAAGCTGCTACCCATATCCGTATCTGGGTGAACACGAAGCACCCCCAAGTTCTAATTCACTGTTTTGATGGCTCCGAGTTTGGAAAGCTGACCCCCGGACAGGTGCAAGCCCCGTCGGTGGAGTCCGAAGGTGGTTCCCCATATCTGCGGAACTTAAAGAGTGGTGACCAACAGGATAACGATGTAGACTTTTCGGACGACGATATTCCATTCTAAATAGCCCTTGCTATCCCGCTATTTGCTTGTTATATTGGGTTACACAAAATAGGAATTGTTCTATGTGGCAGGTTGAATATTCTGATAATGGAAAAAGAGTCCGGCATCCCGACGGTTTCAAAAGTCGCAAAGCTGCCCGCCATTGGTGCCGTAGAGCTTTAAAACCTTTCATGGCTCTTATTACACCTGAAGGCAAAGTCGAACCTTTCACGGCTGGTGTCTGATGGACGAGGCTGCCAGCAATTACCAAAAGTATCGAGGCAAGTGTAAGGAAATGAGTGAGGCCCTCGTGGCTGCTAATCCGAAACTTCGTCTTGTTCGCGGGCATTATTTCTGTCCTTTATGGGCGAGTAACGAGCAGCATTGGTGGTGCGTGGATGAGAACGGAACTATTCACGATCCGACTAAACTTCAATTCCCATCTGCTGGAAATGGTATCTACGAAGAATTCGACGGAATAGTTGAATGTTCTAATTGCGGGAAAGAGATGCGTGAGGAAGAAGCATCCTTTGCCAGCAACTATGCGTTCTGTTCTAACCGATGCCACGGGCAATTCGTCGGGGTCTACTAATGAGGCTCGTCTACGACAACGAAAAGCTCGTATTCCTTCCTATCAAGCATCCGCAGCTTGATGTCTGTGCAAATCTTGCCTGGATAGAGTGTTACCCGGGGCAGGCGTATGGGATCACATCTTTGGATGCAAGTTTCTTGGTCGGACTCACCGATCTTGAAATCATGATCTTGTATAAACACACGACCGGAGAGTCCCCGGTGTTCCATGGACAGAGGTTAAAAAATATACTTCTGGAGATAGCGCATCGGATTCCTGTACGGGAGTGTAACGAAGCTGAGGTCGATCGCCAAGCTGCGCAAGTTCCCGATTTACGCAGCGAACGCTATCTTTATAATCCAGGACAGCCCAAACCGGCTATCCAAGGAAATCTCTTCACCCTCACTGGGTTGAAATTTCCTAAGCGGCCTAACGAAAAAGAGATTGCCGCTGCAGCGCCCCATTACGCCCCTACAACGCTGCCCCGGGTGCCCGCTACTACCCTAGCGCCTAGCAGCCACGCGGGGCAGTGCGGCCCCAGCACGCCGCGTCAACAGGGTGTTGCAGGGGTAATATGGGCAGCGGCTGACAGCCATTGGGAATCGGCTGGAAAACCTAAGGACGAAAAAGTGCTCCTAGCTTTGCGGAGAAAGATAATGGACGATCTTGAAGTGAATCACGGTGCAAAGCGTGTGACGAGTAGTAATGAGCTTGGACGCTGGATGAAAACAAAGATTTAACAATAAAGTGCTTGCAATCTGAATTGGTTTCATGTAAGGTTCTATTCCTGCCTGCCGGCAGCAACCCCAACCCAAGGAGACATCCCGTGACCGAACCGACCACCACCGAAAAGACCCAGGAAGAACTGGCCGCCGAAGCCGCCGCGAAAGCTGCCGCCGCCGACAAGAAGGCCGCCGAAAAGGCGGAAGTCAAGAAGCTGAAGGAAGAGCAGAAGGCGAAGGAGAAGGCCGAGAAGGCCGCCGCGAAGGAAAAGGAAAAGGCCGACAAGGAACAGGCCAAGAAGGACGCCGAAGCCAAGAAGCTCGCCGATGCCGAAGAACTGGCGAAGAAGAAGGAAGCCGAGAAGATGCCGGAAGCCAACGGCGTGCGTCGACCGAAGCCGGAAACCCTGTGCGGTCAGGCGTGGGCCATCTTCGACGAGATCTCCGCCAACACCGGCGCCCCGGCGCAGATCAAGCCCGCACTCGAAGTCGCCAAGACGCGCAACCTCAACGAAGGCAACGTCCGCGTCGAATACGCCCGCTGGCGCAAGTTCTTCGGCATCTCCGGCCGCCTCCAGGCCCCGGCTGCCGAAACCCCCGCTGCAACCGAAACCGCGCCGGCCGGCGACCAGCCCGCCGCGTAATTTCGCTTCTGGTTACTCCCCATCGCGCCCGGTAAAACGGGCGCGATGTCAATTCCCCGGAGAGCGAAATGGAACGCAATACCCAAGCAGTCGAAAAATCGGACTATCGTATAGACGGGTCCGTAATTGTTCATTCGATCTTCTATACCATCCAAGGTGAAGGTCCATTTGCGGGTCAGCCCGCAGTCTTCGTTCGGTTAGCAGGTTGCAACCTGCAATGTCCGCTATGCGACACCGACTATACATCAAACCGCCTTCGCCTACAGCCCAATGAGGTCTATTCCTGGGTCGACGATGCGATCAACGCATACATGGCAAAGTCCGGCGTTACTGGACGAAACAAGTGCGATCTTGTCGTCATTACTGGCGGCGAACCTTTCCGCCAAACTCTTGACCCTTTGATCCGGGTCTTGTTGGGCAAGGGCCTGCGAGTCCAAGTCGAGACCAATGGGAGCCTGTATCAGGAACTCCCATATTTCCATGACCACCTGACGATTGTTTGCAGTCCGAAAACCGGGATGGTGAACCGCAGACTTCTGAAGTACATCAAGGCATTCAAATACGTCGCCTCGGCTGCCAGCCTTGAGCATAGCGACGACGGGCTCCCCATGGCCGCTCTGGAACACCCAAACTCGGGAAGGCTGTTCAGACCGCCGGCCCTGACATGGAATGGTCGCATATACCTCCAGCCGGTCGACGAGCAGGACTACCGTCGTGGCGGAGCAAACGATAGGAACCTTGCCGCTGTGGTCAAGTCCTGCCTGGACTACGGCCATACCCTTTGCATCCAGCTTCATAAACTTGTCGGAGTCGACTGATGAAAAAGAAAGCCCTCCTCGTTCTCTCGGGTGGACAGGATTCCACCACATGCCTGTTCTGGGCGCTCCGTGAAGGTTATGAGGTCCATGCTGTTACATTCGACTATGGGCAGCGCCACCGTATCGAAATCGATGCTGCGCACATGGTCGCGAAAATGGCTGGTATCGATGCGCTTGACCACGAGCTGATCCATCTCGGCCCAATCCTCAAGGGCACGTCGCCGCTGATATCGGATTCCGAACTGGAGCAATACGAGGACCACCAGTCCCTTCCCGGAGGTTTGGAAAAGACCTTCGTTCCCATGCGCAACCAGCTCTTCCTGACGATTGCAGCTAATCGAGCGTTCGTTCTGGGAATCGACACCATCATCACCGGGGTATGCCAAGAGGATTTCGGCGGGTATCCGGACTGCCGGCGTGTGTTTATCGATGCGTTCGTCGACGCATGTGATAAAGGGACTTTTACTCCGGAAGCTGGTTTCGCGATGGGTGTTCGCGTTCTCACCCCGCTGATGGACCTTACCAAAGCCGAAAGCGTGAACCTCGCCTGGAAGTTGACGCAGGATGGCTTCAACGCATACGGCGCACTTGCGTACAGTCATACGGCATACGACGGCCAGTACCCGCCGACTGGAAACGACCACGCCACACTGCTCAGGGCGAAAGGCTTCGAGGAAGCTGACATGCCCGACCCGCTGGTTCTCCGGGCATGGCGGGATCACCACCTTGACAGGTTGCCAAAGACGAACAATTACACGGGCAACCTCGAAGAGTTTCTGTCCCAGATTCCCTAATGGACATTTTTACTCACGGATGTGTCGGATTCGCAACCGGGGCAGTCTTCGGGCACCCGGTTATCGGAACCATTGCCGGGGTCATCCCAGACTCAGCCTTGTGGCTTCGCTCCCGGCTTGCATGCCCGCCCCCATTGTACCGGGCCGCGCACGGGCTGCTGATGCCATTCGTTGTCGCACTCCTATGCCTGTATCTTTTTGGCATGGATATCGCAACAACAGTCTGTTGGGCATGGTTCAGTCACATCCTTCTCGACATCCCCACCCACTCGACTGAGTGGTCCCCCCGTATTTTCTGGCCAGACAATTACCCGATTTTCACACAGTTTAACGAGTGGGAATGGTTCAATGCGTCTTGGTGGAAAGGGTTGGCCATTGCAGTAATCTGGAGCGCGCTATGCGTCGTCCTAATCCTCTTTCGTACCTGATCCGCCACTGGCTTCCGATCCTCACTTTCTGCCCAGTAAACAGGCTTCCTGACCTTCTTTATATCACCATGCAGTTCGATGACGGTGTTTTCAGGGACTTGTACAAGGTCAGGAAAGCGACAAGAAAGATGCTTTCTTGTCGGACCGCATATATGGAAGATCTTGCGCAAGACCTTAGTGCAAAATACCCGACCGCGACTGTTACTGTGCGCTTAGCCCTGAGCCGGCATGTGGTCATCGTTCAACCAAAGGAATAAGAAGATGTTCGAAATCGAAAGATACCACGATATCAGCATGGGCCACCGTGTCCATGGACACGAGAGCAAATGCGCGCATCTGCACGGACACAACTATCGAATCACGTTCACTGTCTCGACGGAGCTTGCCTGCAATATTCCGGCCATCCCTGAAAACGAACTGGACAGTGTCGGCCGCGTCATTGACTTCTCGGTGGTAAAGGAGCGGCTGTGCATGTGGCTCGAGGATAACTGGGACCACAAGTTTCTTCTTTGGGGCGAGGACCCGATGGTTGGTCCCCTGTCCTACTGTGACCCTGAAGGTGTTGTTCTGGTCCCTTTCAACCCTACTGCGGAAAACATGGCGCAGTATCTCGTCGACGTCATTGGCCCACAGCAACTCGCAGGGACAGGGGTTAGGCTTACCTCTATCCGCATCGAAGAAACCCGCAAATGCTCCGCAACCTATAAGGTAACCTGAACATGGGATACGATATTCCTGCTGACCACAGCAGCTCCGGCACTCTGCCAGGACCTGTCTACGGTGAGCGCAACTCATCCGGCCGGATCTGGAACGGTTTCGAATGGCTCCTTGAAAAGGATTTTCTTCCGAAGCGTGCTCCAGTCTGCCCCAACCCATCGCCACCATCGGCTGAGCAAAAGCACGAAGAAAAGACCCATACGCTTAAGAGTTCAATTCGGCAGATCCTTGGTGTGATTGAAGAAAACACCAGTGCTCGGGAAGGGCTCGCTAACACTCCCGAGCGTGTTGCAAAGGCGATGCTCCACTGGTTCGGCGGATATGATATCGATGTTGGCAGCATTCTCTCAACCCAATTCCAGGACGGTGGCGAGGGATACGACGAGATGGTTATCGTCAAGGATATTCCCTTCTATTCGAAATGCGAGCACCACATGGCCGATATTTTCGGTACCGTGACGGTTGCCTACATCCCGAATGGAAAGGTTGTTGGGCTTTCCAAACTGTCCCGCACGGTTGATGCATTCGCCAGAAGGTTGCAAGTCCAGGAGCGATTCACAAAGCAGATTGCCGATGCGATTGTCGAGCACTTGCAACCTGTCGGCGTGGGGGTCCTTGTGAAAGCGAGGCATATGTGCATGGAATCCCGGGGCATCTGTCAGCAGGGGCATAGCACAATAACTTCTGCTTTGCGAGGAGTACTCAAAACCGAAGAGGCTGCCCGCGCGGAGTTTATTGCGCTTGCATGATAACGGGTGTTATGCTACCTTATACGTGCGGTTGCAGTAACCGCTAACCAAGGAAATGACCATGCGTGAGAAGAACATGATCGGCCCGGACGACAACGATGGCGAAGGCAGCGGCGGCGAAGGCGAAGAAGAATAGTTCCAGGCTGGCGACGTAACAAACCCCATCCGGTGAAATAATTCTGACAGCGGCTCAACGAGCGCAGCGAACGAAGAAGTAACCGGGTGGGGCTCTAAAGTATCTAATAGAACTGGGTCTGCAACCTCACTGTCACAATTGGGCCTTAAATGGTGAGTACGTCATTGCGCACGTACAGACACGGTAGCACAATTAGACCCAGTTCTATTAGATATTTAACGGCCTCGGATTAAGCTACCGGGGCCGTATTCCTATTGGGAGTCCGATGAATACGATCACCTTTGTTCTTGGAAGGGACCATTACAGCGCAACGCTGTATATCCGGCGTAAAGTTCGTGAGGGTGCGCCGGCAAACCAGTTTCGGAATATTACAAACCCGAATACGGTGCGCGGCCTGCGCAGTACGGAAAAAACAACCATCGAATTCGTATTTTTGGTAGGGTGCGAGTTGAATAGAAAGTATAGTGAATTCTACACTGAGGTTGGATATCGGCAAGCTGCTGGGGCAGGCATCGTTATCCGAAAGGATTGTTGATGCAAATCTATCTTGCTGCGGTGTACACCAATAGTTATCTACGAGGGCAGAGGCTCTACGAGGACTTCACTGACTTCGAAAAGAACTTAATCGACACCAAAGTCGAAAAGCACAATATCTTGGAATCCTGGCATTACGTCGGGAAACAAAAATATGTCGATGAAATGCGGGCTAACGCAGCTCGCATTTTTCTTGACTCAGGCGCATTCTCGGCGCACACCCTCGGCGTGGAGTTAAAGGTTAGTGACTACTGTGAATACATCCAACGAAACCAAGACATTCTTAGAGTTGAGGATGGAGTTGTTATGGCTTCAGTGCTTGACGGGATCGGAGACCCCTTGCAAACCTACCGAAACCAATATGAAATGGAGCTCAGGGGTTTTCGACCTTTACCCTGTTTCCATGCTGGAGAGGATGAGCGGTATCTCGAACACTACGTTAAGGAGTACCCTTACATCACTCTTGGAGGAATGGTCGGCTCGTCTACCAAACAACTTCAAATCTGGCTTGATCGTATCTGGGACAAATATCTTGTGGATGGCTCAGGTAGAGCACGTCTTAAGGTCCATGGATTTGGAATTACGTCCGTTCCGCTTATGGAAAGATACCCGTGGTATTCATGTGACTCTTCGAGCTGGATCCAATCCACCTCTTTCGGAACAGTGGTTACCCCCAAATACGGTCCAATTTCGGTATCTGAAAAGTCCCCATCTAGGCACGATTCAGGTCAGCACATAACCACACTGAGCGCCATCGAGCAGGACCATGTTCTCCGTTACTTGGAGGAGCAAGGTTTTACTCTGGAGCGCCTGTCCACTGTGTATCAGTCCCGTGCGGCCTACAATCTCTGGGCTTATACGGTCCTTGAGACCATAGTTAACGCTTCAAAAAATGAAACATTCCGCCGCCAGTTGCAGGAGTTATTCGAATGAAATACGTTATCCTGAAAGGTGTAGACAAAATCAATGTTACCCGGGTCTTTCCAATTATATTCCCAGAAACTCTAACCCATTCCGAAGTCGCAAAGAGCATGCGGCACATGATCGGGTTTGACAGAGATTTTATCCCCGAGGTCTTTAGCGCAGGCTTCTGCGATATTGATGTGGATGCCGGGGAATTTGAGTGCGAGCGCGGAAGCGAAAGCCTGAAGATCCCGAAAGGTACGAACGATGAGCGTCTTGGGGATAAAAAGATCCTGAACATGCCGTCCGCAATGCAGGGGATACTTCTGTGAACACTGTACACGTCCTCGTTTTACCAGATGGTACCTTAAAAATCTGCAGGGAAGCGTCAACGGCGCTTCTTCGGCATGCCGAATTCAATGGTACGCTTCACGAACTTCAGTTCGAAGAAGACAAAATAAAGCCTGTAGTCACCCAGAAATTTGGCCCATCAACTCCTGCATGGAAACTGGAGGAGCCATATGCTTCGGGAACTTAAATTCGTCCAGGGTGCTGTCGGAAAGAAGGAATTCATTCCGGCCATCACCCATTTCTGTATCGAAAACGGTACAGTGCGGGCCTATAACGGAACGATTGCACTTAGCAGCCCAATTCCCTGCGACCTGCGTTGCAAGCCGAAAGCTATTCCGATGGTGCAAGCGATCGCTAAGTGCAACGAGACGATTAGCCTTTCAATGACTGCTACGGGAAGGCTGAGCATTCGAAGCGGTGCATTCCGCGCGCTGATCGAGTGCATCGAAGAATCCCAAGCGCATGTCCAACCTGAAGGCGAAGAAATTCAGTTCGATGGTAATGTGCTTCTTACTGGCCTAAAAATGGTGCAGGAATTCATTGGCAATGATGCATCCAGGCCATGGGCTACCGGAGTGCTCTTGAAAGGGCAATCGGTGTTTGCGACGAATAATGTATGTCTTGTCGAATACTGGATGGGTGTGGATTTCCCTCGCGTGGTCAATATTCCGCGATCGGCTATCGCTGAGATGATTCGTATCAATGAGCCACCAACCCACGCCCAGATCGAAGCGAACTCGATTACATTCCATTACAGCGATGGTCGATGGATTCGTTCGCAATTGTATTCGACTGAATGGCCTGATCTGGCAAAAGTTCTTGATAGGGAATGCAACCCCGCTCCCTTGCCAAAAGAACTATTTAAAGGTCTTGAAACGATTCGCCCGTTCCAGAATAAACTCGGGCAGGTATTCCTGTCCGAGAACTCAATGCGAACGCACGACGACAAGAATGAAGGGGCCTCTTTCGAGTTTGAATGGTCATACCCGGATGCCATATATTCGGTAGATATGCTGCAACTGCTGGAGGATGTTGCGCAAAGTGTGGATTTCGGGACATATCCCGCGCCATGCATCTTTTACGGCGAAAGGTTGCGCGGAGCAATTATTGGGATGAGGATGCCCAAGACGGAGCCTGCCAGTGAGGGCTGATGCACTTGGTTTGTTCTGGAGGGATGAGCCTGTTATAAAGGTCAAAAAAGAGGTCGTGAAGGTTGTTCCTCCGGAACCAATTTGGCTCAACGACGACTACCTTCCCGGATTGGAACCGGCAACCCGCATGGACGGGGTTGAGCTTATGGATGACCACGAGCTGATTCATTGGGCCGCTCAGCCCCAGCGCGAGGAGCTGTTCTTTGATATCGAGGTTTACAGGAACTATTACCTCGCTGGATTTAAGCACCGTAGAACCGGAAAAGTTTTCTACATCGAGTCAACACCTGACGGCCACCTTGATACTGATAAGCTCCGCTGGGTTCTGGAGTCTTTCACTACGGTGGGGTTCTACAGCCTCGGGTTCGATCTTCCGATCACCTCAATGGCTCTGGCCGGGTGTTCGATTGGCAGCATGAAAGAAGCTACTAACCGGATGATTGTTGGGAAAGAACCGTGGCGGAACGTCCTTCGGTCGTATAAGGTTAAGTGCATCGAAGTTGACCATATTGACCTTATTGAGGTCGCGCCACTCAGGGCCACTCTGAAGATTTATGGGGGACGAATGCACACTAGGCAGATGCAGGATCTGCCATTTCATCCTGACAAGCAACTCTCCGAACCCCAGAAGATTATTACTCGCTATTACTGCATCGCGAAGGACCTTCCGAGCACGGCACTCCTACGCGAGACACTCGACCCCCAAATCTCTTTGCGGATCGAGATGGGTAAGCAGTACGGAATGGATCTTCGTAGCAAGTCCGACGCGCAAATTGCAGAGCATGTAATTACTTCTGAAGTTGGTGCGCTGAACGGCAAGCGTATCGGCCGCCCTACCATACCAGCCGGCACCGTGTACCGCTACAAAGCGCCAGCATACCTGAAATTCGAATCGGCGCTCCTTGATTGGGCTCTACAGGTTGTGAACCGAGCGAAGTTCATCGTTTCAGAAGATGGTTCCATCTATACACCGCCCGAAATCGAGGACCTGCTGCTCCCAATTAACTCTAGCACTTACCAGATGGGAATTGGTGGGCTGCACAGTACCGAGAAGAAAATCTCGCATTATGAGGATGAAACGCACGAGCTATACGATATTGATGTAACGGGCTTCTACCCGCGAATAATCCTGAACCAAGGGCTTTATCCGTACCACCTTGGGCCAAACTTCCTGCGGGTTTATAACCGCATCGTAGAAACCAGAGTCAAGGCCAAGCGCGATGGATTAAAGGTCATTGCGAACTCGTTGAAGATTGTTGTGAATGGCTCCTACGGAAAATTGGGTTCGAAATGGTCCAATTTGTACGCACCTGACCTTCTTGTGCAGGTCACCATGACCGGGCAGCTAACGCTCCTTCTGCTTGTTGAAAGATTCGAGTACGCTGGAATCCAAGTAGTCAGCGGAAATACCGACGGGCTTGTGGTCAAGCCAAGAAAAGAACAGGTTCCTAAGATGCGCGAAATTATCGCGCAATGGGAAAAAGATACTAGGTTCCAGATGGAAGAAACTAGGTACCTGTCCTTGCACAGCCGAGACGTCAACAGTTATATCGCTGTCAAGAAGAAGTTCTGCAAGAAGACAAATACTTGGCTCCAGGAGGTTGGTGGGACCAAGACGAAGGGTGCGTATTCGAACCCTTGGACGCAGGATGAGGATAGGTCCGAATGGCTCCACAAGAACCCGGCCAATATCATCTGTGGAGAAGCCGTCGAGAAGTTCTTGGCCTATAAAACACCCTTGTTGACTACGATTATGGGTTGTAAGGACATGACGAAGTTCGTAACAGTCAGGACTGTAAAGGATGGCGCATACAAGGATGGAATATTCCTCGGAAAAGCAATCCGCTGGTATTATGCCGAAGACGAAAAAGGAAAAATTGTCTACGCGGTTAGCGGAAAAAAGGTTCCCCGTTCGGATGGTGCTAGGCCGTTGATGGACCTTCCCGACCAATGCCCTCGGGATATTGACTATCACTGGTACCTCCACGAGGCTGAGAAGATTCTAAAAGAAATTGGATATAAGTGAATAGGCCCTTGCGCTCCAGCTAAACTTGCGTTATAGTACAGCCATACAGTTCCTAGGGTTTGCGCTATGCCTAATATCTCAGTGACTTTCAAAATGACGAATGGCAGTGTTCTTGACTGCCGGTATCGATACTATTACCACCATGCCACGTTTGATAGTCCTGCTGAGGGTGACGCCAGCGATCCGGTGTATTACATCGATGACACCGAAGTTACCCAGTTTCCGAAAGGATTGGAAGCAATTGCGGAAGAGATGTACGATAACAGCGATGACAGCCGTTTCGAGGTGACATATCCCGAAGACGAACCTGAGTGCGAGCCGGAACCCGAGTTCACATTTGATTACTAGGCGCTGCAACGCGCTACACGGGCCGATTCGCTGGCCCGCGCCTACCCTACCACCCAAGCCCCGGCGGCCCTGCCAACCCCGCGCCAGCGCGCACAAGGCTAGTTCAAATGCACACCCTAAACGTACCAAGCCTCGGCAAAGCGATAATGCATCTCCGCAAGGCGCAGAACCATGCGCGGGCTGAGTACGCAAGGATGAGCAATTGCAAAAGTTGCGATAAAGAAGTGGCAGCCTCTTGGAGGGAGGCCGCTGAATTCTATGACAATCTGCTGACACAATTGAAGGGGAAGATCGATGCCTAATACAAAATCTATCGACGGATACACATTAACCGTCTGGGCTGTACTTATTCTCAGTCTCTGTTTCTTCGGGGTGTTCAGAAAAGAAAGTGATGCCGAGCTTTCAGCGCACCGCTATTGTCGAATGGTCAATTCAGGCCAGATGGTAGACGGCAAACTTGTGAAGTGGCCGGATTACCAGAAAAACTACGATAAATTTTGCATTGGCGACAGGTGGAACGGAAAATGACTTACACCATCAGCAAGAAATTCGTCCAAGAGTGCGAACGCGAAGGCGTTGACTGGGGAAAAGAAATCAAATCCATATGGGGCGAAGACGTCGAAATCATTATCCAGGAGCTGTAAATGAGCTCCTATGTCGGTGGACCCTATGACGGGAAAACCATCACAACCAAGTACGACCACTTAACAGTCCTCCACCTCGAGTACACTGATGTGGAGGCTGGCAAACCTGTCCGCAGAGTAGCTTCCTATGAGCTTCGATGTGGTATGCGCTGTTATACAGGCTCAAGAGACTATTTTGTTAAACCGAAGGTGACCGCATGAACAGAGATGACATCGAACAAGCTGCCCTCAACGCCAAGTTGTATTTCGAAGATCTTGTTTCTATCTGGGAGGCGCCGAGGCCGACGCACGTCATGGTGGACCACCAAACCTTCGGCTCGATTCTGGCGAACAGGCAGGTTTACCTCGAATATGTCGAATGCCTTGCTGACGGCAGCTATACCCTGCGCGGGGCAATAGTCGTGTTCGTTTACGGACGTGATGTGTTCAAGTTCTTCTATATGGAGGCGTGATGGGTTACGCGGACACCCTTGGTGGGGATGGAACTCAACAATGGCCGTGGCTTAGCCCTCAGGATGAACTTGAGCGCCGGGATAGGTTGATGGCTCGAGGGAAATTAGTTCTGGTACCTGAAAACGAAGACCGAAACTCCTATAGAGCCTCAGGGGAGTGTTTGTGCGAGTGCGGTAAAATGTATATCGACCATCCAGAAGTTTATCTCCGCCCGTGGCTTCATGAAATCTGTAATGGGGATTTGATTAAAACATGAGCGAAATTCTCAGCCCCGGGAGACACACTGGAAAGACAATACGCATGCGTGAAGAACTCGAGAAACTTCTCGATTCCGGCAAGAGGGTGTTAGTTATTTAGAATGATGCGATGGTGTCCATGCGCAGGAAAAAACACCTGACACTCATGGAAACTACACCTTACCCAAACCGGAAAGATTACCGTGTTTAGAGGCTCGCTATAACGCGCTACACGACCCGCCCTGCACACCCGCTACTACCCTAGCGGGTGTGCTGCTGAAGGGCTAGCACGCGCTGCGGCGTGCGGCCCCAGCATTACTCAAACCGGTACCCATGCCGCGCCTATGCGGCGGTATTCGATCGCTTCGTCTATCACGTAGGCGATAATGTATGGCGGGGACGGGATGAACGCCCAAACTCCAGCGGCCGTGCAAAGAGCGATGTCGTTTTCGTGGCCTGCCCAGTCGCCAGTCGCGCCTGACGCAGGGAGCCAGCGTTTTCCGATATCACCGGAAACGGTTGTTGGTGGCGCGGTGAGGTCTTTATCCTGCACGACCAGCGGGAGGAGTGCGTCGATAATCTTAACCGCCTCGTTATAAGCGATCGAGATGTTGGTTGCCCCTGTCGGGGCGGTCGGAAGACCAAGAATCGGAGTAGCCATAGAAATCCTTAGGTTGCTAGAGCAGGTGAATATGGGCCTTCGTCGGTAATCTCGTTCATCGCGCAAACCTGGACGGTAATTCCGCCCGGCGCAGATGCATAAGTCCCGAACTCATTGGTAGTGTCAATCGTGTGGCCATCGCTGAATTTGATACGGTACCCGGTGAAGTATTTCGAAGGATAGGGTGCAGTGTCGAAACCGAGGCGCGCACGCCCAACAAAAGACACAGTCACGTTATTGCTAACATCCCTTTCGCTGGCCACATGGGCGACCGGCCATTCGGTCTGGCTAACGCCTTCGTCGTACAGGTAGGCTGTCGCTATAGTTTCGTCTTCGGTCAGCCCGAATGTTACCGGCTTGTATTCGATATCCTGGCCTAGCATAGCGCGCTGAGCCTGGACGAATATAACGGTCTCATCGAACAGGACAAAGCGGGTCCCTGTCGGCCAAGTTGGAGTTGCACTTCCGTATCTACCACGAACAAGGCCAGACAGCCTGTAGTGATATTTTCCGGATAGCATGCCGAGGAAGTTCGCCGTCATGAACTGGCAGCACTCGTCGCCAATAACACACCTGTTCTGATTTCCATAAAGCTGAGAAGGTGTAATGGATGACAGCGGGTAGTTCGTAATAACTTCGATCTTCTGGTGGCCGATGTATTCAGCTGAGGTTTCTTCTAGCAGGTCCGTCAGCAGTTCGCCGATTGTACTTGGGGAGTCCGCGCGGTATGCTTCGAAAAAGGATACCCCTCCATCAGTGGAAACAAGAAGCTGGTAGCCGGTCCATGCTGAGTTTGTTCCGCTTGCGGCGATATAAACGCCAAGTTCGTCGTCCTGGTCCCGCTGTGGGCTGATATTCAAGATCTCGAGAATTGTTTCCCCAAGAAGCCCGGGGGTTGTACTCACTGGAGGGCGAAGTTCATTTCCACGGAGAAACGAGCCATAGGTTCGCGTTCCAGCATCCTGCTTACCCTCCCATTCAATCTCTTTTCCATCTTCGTTACGGTCTTCAAGACGCATGCGGTGCCAAACACCTTTCGCATCCTCAACCTCAACAACATCGGTGACGGTGAGGTAGCTATATTTGATACTCGTCCGAAACTCGTAAACATTCTGCTCATTCCAGTATATCTTAATCTTTGTCCAAGCTGCCGTTGCAGCCTGATCAGCAGTAAGTACGACCTGAGATTCAATTGTTTCTTTTTTCTTGCTTTTGACCATATTGCTACGGCGTCCAGCTGTTTGCTTGTTCTTAGCAAATCCGCCATTCGGGTCAATATGGTGTAGATTAATTAGTTGCGGAAGTTTCATGCCATCAATGATGGTTCGCTTCAACGCTGTCGGGTTTCCTTGGACAAGGTCTTTATAAGGAATCCGAGCAACAACCTGACGCCCTCGTTTTGGAAAATGGATCTTTTTATCGTACTCAGCCTTATCGAAAAAGAATACCGAGCGTAACCAGTCGATAGGGGCATCAAGCCCCTCGTCTGTGTTAACCATAAGGCCAGGAACTTCATCATCGTAAAGTTCGGAAACGTCAATCTGCTCAGGCTTTAGGTCACTGCGAATACAAAGGTCATATACAATATCCGCGAGGAGTGGATTTGCTTGGACTTTAAATCTCCCATCGTCGATGTTAGAAGTAACATTGCGCATGCGGAATTGGAGTTGATTTCCGACATTCATCGCGACACTAACAAGCAGAGCCTCACCAACTTCACAGAGGTCATATTCCACTGTATAGCGGTCACGCTGGTAACGGACACGAAGCCATCCATCACGGATATACGCAAGAATATTGTCCGAATTTGCAATATCCAGAGGGTCTTTCTGATCGATGCAACAGCGGGGTGAAACAACATCCGATGGGAGATTAGTCGTCACCTGTCCAGGAACTACAGGGTCATACCAATATATCTTTGGTTGCCCCGCCTGTACGAAGGCAACGAACGGATTCATATTCTGATCAAAAGACAACGACGCTTCTGTAATATCGTTTCCTGTAAATAGCAGTGTTTCAGGAACAATTGGGGACGATACTACGACCCTGAGTAATGGGGGAGCGTCTACGTCTTTAAGAACCCTCAGAGTCCACAGTTGTTCCAACATTCCCATAGACGCGTCGTTGAGACCGATTCCACCACGCTCCCAGTCGACTAGGAAATCGCCCGGCCTTTTGACCGGGTCGTTATAACCTTTGACCACAGCGAGCGTGGATAGTTCGTTCCCGGGCAGCATTAGGACACCAGAATCCGAATTGTGAAAGTGAAGGTATCGGTGGAGGCTTTCGTAAACCCGGCGCTGCTGAGGTACACGCAGACAGTGCCAAACGGACCGAGCGACAACTTGAATGCCCTGATGTTCGCCTTGTTTCCATAATTGAGGCTCCACCCCCAAGTGAAGTCCCGGTAATAGCTTCCAGTCGTATAGGCTGCGCGGCTTGAGGAATCAGCATTGTCAGTGGAGGCTGGTGTACTAACTCCCGGGGGTTGAAGATTCGTCGGGGCGCCAACGCCAGTCGCATTTGCATAAAGACGCGAGTAGGTGGACGCGCCAGTATTGAAACGATGGAATGGCGCGTATGCGTATGACGAGCCTGCGTTGAGGTCCCAACCCCCGTCTGTTGCACTTGTGGAATTTCCACAGAGCGGCCCCATGTCGTAATTGAAAGCGGTAACGACGCCGAAAAGCGAGATATTAACGGAACCGGACACGACAGTTGCAATTGTGACGGTTAGTTCCCAGATAACATCGAGGTATTCATCGGACTGTACGGTGACTGCGATCGGGTTACCCAAAGCGTCTTTGACCAATGCCTTGGCAAAAAGAACAGATGCGGAGTTGGGGATGAAGCCGAACCCGCCAAGGTCGGTAGCAATACCGAACTCTGTGATGTTCCCTACGGCAACGCCAAGCCCAAAGCGCCAGCGATGGGTTTTTCGGATGTAATATGGGGCAACCGAAAAATTCTTCGTTTGGGTAGCGGATTGTAGCGTGGCGGAGCCTGTCGAGACGAGGTAGCTGGTCAGCAGGGTGTCAGTTGCCAGCGGGGTCGCAGTGCCAATGCCAACAACCGGGGCAAAAGTGATCTCTCCGCTGCTCGTGGTCAGCCATTGGTTTTTTCCACTGTTCAAAATCAAGTTATTGAACAGGGGAATACGACGAACAAGAGTTCCATCCTCTTTTCTGATTTCTGCACCGAAGCGTCCGCTCAGGGATTGTTTGATTTTATAGGCTGGGCGGGTCATGTAAGTGCTCCAGAAACAGGTTGGAATGTGAGGGACATATCGTCCTTCGTCGGTTTAAGTGTAATCAGTGCGTGTTTAAGGTTGCCGGAAATAGCGGAGTACGTCAGCCCAAGCTCCTCAGTTTGAATTGGTGTTATTTCAATTGCTTGAATAAGATTCCCGCCGACCGGCTGCATACCAAGAAGCATCTGGTCATCGAAATACTGCGCGTTATATTGGTTTCTAAGAAGCCCTTGCCGTGCTTCCGTATTAATTCCAATCTCGTCTTCGCCATAAGCCTCCTCAAGGATTTTAGTTAACTCCCCGTGGATAGCGGTCGGGTATATTCCAACAATATCCTCGGTTGAAATGGTATACGGGTGGCTCGTAACGTACACCTCTGGAGGCGTTGCAATAACACAAGCTTCGTACGCGGGAACAGCCCCTCCACCTTCGGTTACATCGTCATCCTCCATAACAGTAAAGGCGACATTCCGAAATGCAGAAACTTGTCCAGTGCCTTCATATGATTCTATTGTTGAATCGGGAAGCTGCGTTTTATCCCCAAAATAGAAAGTCGCTTTCTGCGCCCATTTAGCAGCATACGCAGCGTCTTCGACCGGGGCATTTGGATCCTGAGTCCATACAACTTTTCCGTTTCTCTTAATCCACAAGAAGCCGTAAATAGGCCCTTTTGAAAAAGCGATGGCGTAACTCAGAGTATACGTATAAGTCTCAGTCTTTGTACCGCCTTTCCCTTGTCGCTTCTTTTTAACATGCTCTTTTGGAGGCATTGGGGCAAAAATCACCTGTCCCGGGCTGACGAATTTTCCATATCCGAAAGGGATTGTATTTCCAACACTAGCCGCCGAATTTGCGAATTCGGTTATTCGATTTCCTCGAATAGTAGTGGTACCGAAGCTCATACGCGCCACACCCTAACAATTCGCCGACGCCATTTCTCATCAAGAATATGTTCGATAACATGTCCAACGATCGCATGGGTGTGAACGATTGACAAAGCCTCTTTGATATTGATATGGGGAACAACGACCGCAACATGCCGAACAGGTCCAGCATACTGCATCGAAAGAATATCGAGTGGCTTCAACAAAGAAACTGACGCAGGTTTTTCAAGAACGGGAGGTCCGAGAATTTCAGTAAGGTTCTTCTCCAGTTCACCATTGATGGGGTCCTCAGGATAGTTGGGAAGCCCGTGGTCATATTGGAAAGCATAGGCCACAGCACCGACGCAATCAATGCCCGAAAAGGTTCGACCTTGGTGTACGAAAGGAACTTTGGCCGCAGCCAACTCCCTCAATCGTTCAACAACGCCTTCCGTATTCATACAGCATTCTGCGATTTGATGTAGGCGCCGGGAACCATGATGGATTGATCCTGTACGGGCGAGAGATGCTCAGCTTGCATGTTAACGATGTTCCCATAGTCTAAGCAAGCTGTTTCGGTTTTATCGCAATCCCGACGAAGTCTAAGGCTGACCCCGTTCTCAACTGCGAATGAGGAAACAAAGCCGAGGGTGAGCCAACCGTCAGCAGACCAACTTTCAATTTCAAGCTGCGCTGTAGAGTTCGGCCCGCTAAGAAACTCGCAAACACCAAGAACAAACCAATCATTCGGACGAGTAATACCTGAAACTCTAAAACGCATGAAATTATCTTCAACATCGATAATAGTGCCTGTTTCCCATACGAAAGGCATTCTACAATCCTCATCCCCGAAAGATGCTCGGCAGGTCAAAGAGAATACGTCGTTAACCTTAGCCTTGATTTTCTGGCCAAGGCCTCTGTATTCGATTTTACGCTTACTCTGCGTGTTGGCCGAATATTCAATTGTTCCTACGGTCCCATAAGCAACAACCTCACAACCGTATTCAGTTCTGAGATAGCTGATCCGGTACACGCTAATTTCGGCCTGCATGAACTTACCAGCCAGGACAAGTTCTTCAAGAGCAGTACCAAACCATCCGACAAGCTCGGTATTGTCCACCTCCATATCCAGCGAGTTCTGGATATTCATCGGGTTCAATTCGTGGTTGGGGAGGTACACCAACTCCCCATCACCGTCATCAAACCTGACCACAGCATCGAGGTTCGTGAAACCGTGGTTATCACCATCAGTGTCCTTGATGCGAACAAGGAAGCAGGTCGATTTACCCGGTTTGGCAAAAGCCGTGATGAGCTCAAGAGGAATACTTTTCATTCTTCCCAACTCGGAGGCACATTGGTCGCCATGAATGCGAACTTGTCCTCTACCAGTTTTACAGAGGCGGAATGCACACGCCAAGAACTGATGGTCATGGGGTTATAGTCGTCATCGAAACGTACCCAAACATAATACTCACCGTCCCAAGTATGTTGTCCGGTACCCCACTCGACGTCAGGGGTGAATTCGCCAGTTTGCAGATTTAGGTTGCCGCTAACAGGTGTGCCCGCTTCGTTGAAGATTGTGGCAGTCTTAATGGCTTGAATCGGTCTAATGGTATAGGCTTCTCCGAAACTGTAAGTCTTATAGAGTTGGATAGTGTTCAGTGTTCCGGGTTCAACGTCTACAGGCTCTTCAGCAACAAGAAAGTCGTTCCAGTCCTTAAACAGGAAAGAATGCCTACGTCCCCGACAGGCATGGAAAACTGCGATAATATAGTCACGGTTCTCCTCTTTGATATTGCTGAAACTAGCGGTGTACTCGTGCTTCGGATAAACCCACTCGCTATCACGGTCGTCGTACCCGTTTTCAAGGTCCACAACAGCTGTCTTATACGCTGGGCCGCCTTCGAAACCGTAGTCGCTCTCTTCGTCAAAAACCTCATTAATTCTGCCCATCACTTAACACCCCTAAAGTGCCGCTCCTGCTCTCTACGAACTTTTCTTGCCTGCTGTTCGGCAGTCTTGTTATTCGGAGTTCCCTGCTGGACGATAGTGGTGTTTGAATGGAACACCATGCTACGCCCTCCAGATTGGTTTTCGTCTGCACGCTCCAAAGCTCTCGCTTGTGCGGGAGTATTGATAGTGACCTTTTCTCCCGGCGTCGCATTGAACTGAACCAATTGGCTATCAGTTCCACCGTTACCGCCAACGATCATTTCACCACCAGTTCTGTAGCTCGGAGGCTGCTGGGATCTAATTTTGCTGATGTTCGCAATACCAGCAGCGACAGCCGCAGCCGCCGCCGCAGCACCAAGGAAAGGACCTACAATGGGAATTCCAGACATTGCCGCGAATGCACCCGTGGCAGCCTTATAAGTATTGATTGAAGCTTCAGCAATTGCAGCAGCCTGCCCGATCTTGAATGCGGTCTTGCTATTGCTCGACATCAAGCCACTCATTGTTCCCAAGAAGGTTTGTGCGGATTGCAGTTTAGCGGACTGCATGTCGTTGTATGCTTGGAGCGAGAGCATGTTGGCAGTCTGCTCCGTCAGAAGCCCCTGCTGTCGTGCCGCATCCACCTGCGCCAGGAAATCGTTGTAGGTCTGAAGTTGGGCAGCGTAATACTCCTGAGTTCCTGACATATTGTCCTCGCCAAAGACGGACACAACCTGCTGTGCCGCTTGCCCAGAACTGATACCCTGAGCCCCTCCAGTGGCGTTTCCAAGAGCTTCCATATCCGCAATAGCTTTCAGATTTTCGAGCTTCGCCCTCTGCGCATAGACTGTCTCGTTCAGCACTTGGTTGTAGAGCTGATTCATACGAGTTGCTTCTTGCGTCAACTCGATTTCAGTACGCAATGCTGCAACCTGTAGATCAGTAACCTCGTAATTCTTCTTTTTCAGGTCATTTACTTTTGCCATGAGCTCCGCTTGGATACGTTGCTCATCACCAACGTGCTTCAGAACCTCACGTTCGTCCTTGTACTTGTCGATCAGGAAGCTGATGGGATCCAGTTGTTCCTTATATTTGTCACGCAGACGTCCCATCACCCAGTCAGCTTTTTCCTGAGTAATCAGGCCAGCAGAGATTGACTTATTCAGAACCTCTTGTGCATCCGCCAACTCTTTGAGAGCAGCTTGGGTTGGGTCAATTTTTCCCAGCACACCCGAAAGGGCGTCCTTCAGTCTTTCAAGTTCCTTGGCTCGCTTATCGGCGTCCTTATCTTTATCCCCAGTAACAGGGTCCACTGCCGGGCCGGCAGGCTTGGGAACAACTCCGCCAGCTGCTTGGTTCCTTGCCGCGCTAATCTTCTTCGCATCAGCGATCAACTTGTCAAGGCCAGCTTCGAGCCCACCAGTGGACTGAGCGCTCACTTGGGCGTCAAATGCTTTTTTGAATTCGGATCCAAGGTTATTTCCAGCGAACTTATATCCGTTGATGTTGGCTTTAACAGCTTTCAGAATTCCATCGCCATCCAACGTCATTGCGGATTTGATTGCGTTTCCGAGCTGCTCGAAATTATTCATGATGGCAGCAATCGCCAGAATGACGACGGCTTGCATCCCTGACATAACTCCTCGGGAGACCGCGCCAATCATATCAAATACTTTAAGAACAATGCGGAGCAACTTGAGCCACATCGATTCACTTGCATGCTCATACCCGACAAGGTCATTCACCATTCCGGTAAAAGTCGCCGCATGAAGACCAAGGATATTTTTCAGAACCGAGTATGCAATCTCCCCAGCTTGCTCGATGTAGGGGCCGACATTCTGCCATGCGGCACGCATGAGGTCGCCAAGAGTGGTTGTTTCATCGACCCCTAGTTTAATCTGGTCTCGCATTGTGATGAGGTAGGTCGTAACGCCAACGATTGCAGCGGCAAGAAGCCCCCAAGGACCAGCGGCAGCCCATACGGCGAGGGAGAGTTCTTTGACGTAGGCAATGAAGCGGACAATTACCATCGGAGCCAATGCCAGTCCGATAGCCACACCGAGGCCGGCTACGATCCCGACCAGCTCGTCCATGTTCTTAGTTAGGAAGCGAACGATTGCGATCGTTGCGTCTGCAAACAACCCTTCGGACAAACTAACCTTCAGTTTGAACCATGCGGTCTGCAGCCTATTGATTTCAGCGTTAAGACCAGTCGATGCCTCTTCCCAGCCTCGGCCAGTCTCCTCAAGTGCCTGGATGAGCTGGGGCAGGAACTGGTCCGTAACGAGCTTCCCTTTCTTCATTAGATTAGCAAACGATTCCCCCTGAAGGTCAGTCCCTTTAACTGCCTGCATGACAGCTTTCTGAAACCGAGGAACAACACCGGGGATCGCCTCGCCAAGCTGGCGGCTCAATTCTTCAGCTTGGATCTTACCCTTTGAGAACATCTGGGTAAGAGCTAAGGTAGCAAACTGAACTTTCTGTTGGTCTAGATGTAATACAGTTGCAGATTTCGAAAGGGCGGTATAGAGCTGTTGCTGCTTCTCCACCGGAACATTCATTGCATTTGCAGAAGCTGCAAGGCGAGTGTATTCCATAGCCGAAGTTTTAAGAACAAGTCCCAGCTTATCGGCGGTTTGTTCCAGGAATTGAAATTGAGTTGCCGCGCCTTGGGCGGATCCCGTGGCCGCAAGAAGTCCGTAATGAATCTGCTGCATCGTGATTTGAGCTTCAATAAGCCCCATCACGACGCCCTTGATAGATTGGATGCTGAGCCACGCGCCAACAAAGTCGCGGATACCAGCAGCAGCCCCCATGGCGTTCGCTCTTGTGTTGTTTAGAGCGTTATTTGCCGAGTTCAGGGTGACAGTGATCCGGTTATTGTTCAGAGAAGTCAGCGCGCTGTTAAGGTTGTTGACATGGCCCGTGGTGCCGGCTGCGGCAGCGCCAAGCGCAGTGACTCGGCTAGCAGCCGCAGTGCTCCGACCCATGTTTCCAAGGGTTTTTTGCAGGCTGGCAACGCTTGCCTGAGTTCTCGCCGCGGAGGCAGCAAGCGCATCAAAAGATTGGACTACCGCAGAGGTGCCCTGCTCCTTGACTACGACGTCAATGTTATCCGTCATTTTGGCGTCACCACTTTAGCGGAAGTTGCCACTCGCATTGCTGTCAGTTCTGCAATAGAGGTCATGCCTGATGGGGCTTGGCCGGAACTGCCTTGATCCAACTCAGTGATATAGTGGATGTTATTGACAATATGAATTTCGTCCCCAGCCTTACTCGCGTAGATCAGATTTGAACCATTCCTAATCGTAGCGTTCAAGTTTTCGAGGGCTGTACTACGAAAATTCCCCGGGACATGCGGACGTAGCACGCCACTCGGGGAACTGTTAATGCCGACTTGCCAGTTTGAGACCGCAGCCCCCGTGTCCACGGGGGTAAGGTCGGAAATTGTCACCAGATACACCGCAGCCGTATTTTGCACAACCTTGTGGACCTCACCAGGAAGATTTGCTCGGCGCTGACGCATCAGCTTGGCAAAACCTGAGAACTCCATTTTACTTCCCTCGTCTACGCGGCGGCGGTTTGACTTTTGAAACAGCGGGGGTTGACGGGCTTGGTGGACTCTCCAGCTTCTTCTTAACGAACTTGGTCTGCCAGTCAACATAGAAGCGGTCAACTTCACCAATCAGATAAAAGAAATCCTCCCGATCCTCACCTGTGATGTCCTCATCCTTACAGTACCTTGACATTTCCCCATATGGGATTGGTCCGATACAACCCTGTCCGATCTGGCGACTTCTAGTTAACACGTTAAAGGCGTCAACGTAGAGCTGGAGTCCGGGCAGTAACTCTGGAGCATTTTGAATCCGCTCGCTAACAGGTCCATTCTGCCGGCGAGCGATATCCAATAACACTTTCTCGTCTTTACCTATCTCCAGCCAGTAGGAAAAGACTTCGGTCAGTTTTTTGCGTCTTCGTCCAGCTCTTCCAGGAGGAACTGGCTGTAATCACGCGCGCATTCCTTGATGGCGTCGAACACCACCGGAAGGTCGGTAAGGATCTTCAGGCAGTTTTCTTCATTGAACGGGAGGGGGTTGTTGTTTTCGTCTTCGACACCTTCCCACCCCTTGACCACGACCTTGGCGTACACTTCGGCCAGCATGCTGTCCAGAACTTGCGGGTCGAGGTTGTTGTGCAGGATCTGGCGGCGCACGGGCTTGAACTTCACCTCGGCGACTTTGTTGTAGGCCGTGTTCCGGCCGCCCTCGCGGGCGACCTTGAATACGATCGGCTCGCCACGGGAGTTCAGTCCGAATTCGAGGGTTACGCCTTCCTTTTCTTTTTCGGGGCTGGTCTGGTGTTTCTGATACAGGCTCATCGTATTTCCTTCAGGGTTATGCAGCGTTCGGCAGGTACGGGAAATTGACATACAGGAGCGTATGTCCAAAGATGCTCTGTGCCGCCATCGTATCCAGCGGGACAGTAATGGCTTGGTCTTGCTCGACGGCAAGCATGCCATTCCCAAGGGCGAGCAGGGGAATATCCCATGCCATACCCGAGTTGTTCTTCGCCAGGATGAGATCCATCGTGACGTCCGCATTGTCCCTGACAGCGTTGACAGCGCGCGTGTCCTGGAAGTATGCGGTGACGCTGCCACTGACATCGAACATGCCGATGTTGATGGCGAAGTTGCCCAGCACCCCCAGTGCCTTCGCTCCGGAAGCGTTGTTATTGATCATCAGGGTCAGGTCCGTTGCGTAGACGAACAGCGGGTCCACATCGTCTACGATGGAAAAGGCCAGACGGCGAAGGTCACTGGACGTGTTGTAGGCATCGCTTTTGGTGAGCGGAGGACGGGTACCTGCTTTGAGGCCTTCGAGGCCTGAGCGCAGTTTTCCGTCACACGCCACGAAGGCCATTTCAGCGGTAACTTTGTCCGCCTGAGCCACGTTGACCGTCAGTTCGTTTGCGATGGAACCTTCGATGTACTGGCTCATCAAGCCGTCGCTGTCACGCCCGAGGGTACGCTCGAACTGGAACGGGGTTTCCACGATCAGGTCGGGGTCTTCCTCGTTCTTGATGACCGTTCCGAAGAACAGCTGGATGGTCTTTGCACCGCCAGCCTCGGCCACCGGGGCCCAGGAGGTCTTTCCGAGGACCATGTAGCCAGCAGTGATCTCATCGACCCGTGCGTATCCTTGGTTCGTATTGAAATGCGCCAGCGTGGCGTCACCGCCAACATAGATCCACTCACCGGGCGTGATGCCCAGCGTGGTCAGGTCGGTGGTCGACGCTGTGATCCGCGGGTGATCCCCACCCGGGGTCGTTACCGCGAGTTCACCGACAGCGCACTGGAATCCGACGACTCTCAGGTTTGCGGCAGCAGGTGGGGAAGCTTCCACGGCGAGGCCGGCGACCAGCACTTCACCGGATGCGGTTGCAGTGACGACCTTGGCGCCATTGTTTCCAGCGACACCAAAACCCTGCGCGAATACGATGTCCCCGACTTCCACCTGCGCGGCGAAGCTGTCGTTCATCAGGTAACCGTCGGCAGTCGTAACACCCGTCACCGCAACTTGCGTCCCGTTCAAGGGTTGGGTTGCCGGACGTTCACGCGGAATTGCAAAACAGAAACCCTGCAACATCCGGAGGTGGTTTGTGGAGGTGAGATCCATCTGGAACGAGGCATTTGCTTCCAGGTCGGTAACGACACCCTTCTGGCGCTGGCGGCTCGGGTTGATGGGATTTCGTGCCACGGTCGTAACCGTGGTTCCCATATCGCCGTAGCTATTCGGCTCCAGTGCATACCACACCGGGTCAGCGGGGTCCGGTGGCGTTGCACCAACGGAGGGAAGAACCTTCAGGCACTTTTCGATAGCGAACCGAAGTCCGGTATCATTGGAATCGATTTTGTTGTTCGGACACGCGGCCATGGTTGTTACTCCACTCTGTCGTAAGAGAAATTGATAAGTACATTAACCTGTTCGAATGCGCCTCGTGCCCCGACCTCATTGATCCTGACCCGACGGAACCAAACATCAAGGTTTCGTGAATTTCTGTAAGCTAAGGCGACCGCGTCCGCAGCGTCATACGCCGTAGTATCGCCCTTCCCCACCTGCGAGAACACTTGAATATAAATGGTTCCGGTGTTCGTGAACCGCTTATTTCCTTCGAGTGGGCCAGTTAGTGAAGATTGGAAGCCGTCCGCATGGCGGATTGTAGCACGAGCCCACACGTTCACGCTAGGGGCAGTGCCACCCGCACCCGGGGGCTCCGCAGTGTCTGAATATACGGCTGGGAAGTTGAGGATATCCCAAACATCCTTGAACACTTTCAGCATTTGGTCTTTAGCTTGGTTAGGAGTACAGCTCATCTCGTAACCCCCAGAGCATAAAGAATTATCTGGTCCCCTGGAGCAAGCCTCTGCACCCATTCGATTTTATAACGAATTCCATTATCAACGAGCATGTGCGCAGTTTCAAGAGCAGCCTGCCCACCCGCGCACAAACAAACTTCATCACACTCCTTGAACAGTTGCGTATCAGTATATTCACTTCCAAAGGTAAAACCCCTGAATGGAACATACGCCGCCTTGAAAGGTCCAAGAATGGTTGGCTGGGCGTCCGTGCCCCGCCATGGTCTTGTGGAATCAGCTTCTACAGAACTAACAATCTCAAAAGAAGTATCACGACCGTGCTTGGCGATCAGCCGAAGTGCGGTGTCAATGAACTTCTGATGGCTCGACATATTAGTTTCGGATTACCCGCCCCTGTGCATTTCTGAGGAGCTGCCTCAGAAGCATATCCGCCGCAGGATACGGCTTAAGAAGTTGTCGCGTTGCCCCCGGGCCGAGGAAGGCGAAGTCGGTTCTTTCTTCGATTGGCCCGACTTTTTCGAATTTGCGCGAAACTTGGAAACCTGAGGGGTCTTGTTCGATGTCGGGCGCCAACGGGGCAGACGATGCTCGGAGTGCATATTCGGATGTTGCCTTCTTGAGAACCTCGGGAATGCCTTCAAAAGCACTGGTCGGAAAAACAAGGGCTTGCGTTTCAGAAATTGAATCACCTTTGAATAGATGCCCCCAGCGTGCGTTGATATAGTCAGTAGCCCTAATCAGATTGGCTTTTTTCTCGTCCTCGGTTAAATTTGACCACGGGAGAATCATACGGTCGAGAAAATACGCATCAGCAAAGGAAACCTCAGCATAAGACGTAGAGTTAGGCAACCCAGTCCCGTCTTCGACAATAAAAGCCATCACCCGCCTCCTGATTTAGTTACCGCGTATAAATAGATCGCGGCGCCTTGTGAGGGCGTTGAACTCCAAGTAACCGAATGAGTGCTTTCGCCAGTCGATTGAATTTCTTTTACCGCAAAGCAGCACTGAACAGCCAGCTCAGGCGGAAGGGACAGAAGACTGTCTATGGATTCAAATCCACTATCCGGAACAGCTGTATGGTCCGCAGCGCCACCATCCCCAAACCATGCGCTCACTAATAGAGCTGGTCCTTGAACTGTAATCGTATCGCTTTCTAAGGGTTGCCCCTCATTCCTATAAACAACCCCGCCAGAAATTGTGTCCGCATTTTCAATCTCAATCATTCCAATTGAGACTTCACCTGAAATATAGCTGGTCTTCAAAAGCTCAGCATAATGGGAAACTCCACCAATACCATCTGGTTTCCAGTATGCTTGATTTTGAAAAGCAGTTCCATACGGAACATAAAAAGACGAATCCTGAAGAACTGGAATGTTACCAAACGAGTCTACTGGAACCGTATTGTTACTTGAGTAACCTCCAATAAAGTATAGAAAAGAACTTCCCAAAGCTCTACTTGTGAACTCTGGGGTTTGAACTGGATTAGTACTCGATCCTTCAGGAATCCACCCAAGCCCATGCCCACCAAGAATCGGCCTTAAAACTGGAGGAGCTTCGCCAGAAGTAGCCAGTAGGCGACGCTTTTTCCGCATCGAATAAAGGGCCGCTTGGAGGCGACCCTTTATGGCTTTATCCGAATTGAAGTTGGCAAAGCTCATTTCAACCCCTCGTCGGACGAGCTCCGCCACGACCAGTCTTGCGCGCCATCGCCGCATCGATCGGGGCTTTCAGGCTTCGTTGCAGGCCCGAAAGGTCCAGCCCCGAGTCCTTGATGGCTTTCATGCGGTCAGCCCGGTCTTCCAGATTTTTCTGCTGCTGGGCCAGATACGCCATGATCGGGTTCTCGGTGGTCTTGGAAAGATTTTCCAGGAGCCCTTCCAGGCGGCCGACTTCGTTCTGCGCGTTGTGGACACGTTCTGCAGCGGCCTGCTGTTCCGCCATGGCGTCGTTGAGGTTGAGCATCGCCTCGTCGAGCTGCGCACGATAGGTTTCGGCATCGGTAGCGGCTTCGGCGATGGGGTCCTGCGTCAGCTGAGGAAACTCCTCGGCGCCTGCACCCTGCGCGTCGTCTTCGGCCGCAACCGGGGCGGGCGGGGGCGCGTCTTCGGCAGCGGGGGCCGCCGCAATGGGGGCAGGCGGGGCAACCGGGGCGGGGGCCGCTGGGGTAGTGGCGGGGGCAGCGGGCGGGCCGCCAGCAGCCGCCAGCGCAGCGGTACGGTTGAAGTCCGGTGCAGCAGCGGTCACCTGATCGCGGGTCAGCGTCGGATCGCTGGCCAAGATCTTGATGGTATCCAGGCGCGGGAGACCGTCCTGGGTCCAGTGGTTGTCGTTGTTGGGGTCGAGCTTGGTGAGGGTATCGGCAATCTTGGTATTCACGCGGATCTCCAGTTACTCCCCACCGCCTGCGGATGGGAGGTTAGAAAGTTCTTTGGCATCGCCGGGGACTTTCATGTCCTCGAAAACAGCCGGCTCGGTCATTCCAGTTCGATCCGCAGTATAGGCGATGAACTTCTTGGCGAGTTTGGAGTTTCGAAGGTGGTCGAAAGCCCGTCGACGCATGTGACGGATTTTGGGAATGCGAACCATAGCTCCTCCAATTAGGAATAACCCCCGGGAACCGGGGGTTATTGGTTCACGGATCAGAATTCGCGGGTGCGGAGACGGGCGATTTTGATCTGCTTGCGCTCGGAGAACACACGGCGCCAGGATGCCGTCGCTGCGAGGTTGTTGGACGTCGCGGCGTTGGTCGGACCACCGGTCGGGGCGACACCGACGTAGGCGTGGCCCTTCGGGTGCATGACCCATTCGACACGGTTGTAGAGGATTTCCTGTCCGCCGCCGTTACCGGCTTCGGGCTTGCGGTCCACTTCGGTCGGAACTGCCGGGTTGCCCGCGCCCCACGAAACGGAGCCGGCACCGAACATCCAGGTATCGAACACGCCGCCTGCGTTGGGGACACCGTCGTCCACCACCACGATACGGCCCAGGAACGTCGGAATGTTGACCTTGCCTTCGCTGTCGGGGATGTAGTCGATCAGGTTGTTCTTCTGCATGCGGCCATAGACCACCGAATGCACGAAGCACATCGACAGGTCTTCCATCGAGTCACCCATGGTCAGGGTGCCGTCGATGAACGCTTCGGTGCTGAAGTTGGTCACGCCATCCACGAACGAGGCGCCGGCAACGCTGTAGGTCATGTCGTTCTGGACATGGTAGGCGTCGGTGGCCGATGCGTTGTTGGCGAAGATACCGTTCATCGTTGCGACGAACAGAGCCTGCTGGCGACGCATCCAGTAATCGCCCACCCGGCTGCCGATAGCGGCCATCGGGTCTGCACCAGCCAGATCGGCGGTGAGATCCATGGTGCTCCAGGAGTTGTTGCGGGACAGACGCACTTGGATTTCGGTTGCGGTACCGATCTTGTTCGGCGTCGAACTGGTTGCCGGGTCATCGGTGCTGGTATTCTCGGCGTCGTTGTCCAGGTCCTTGAACGACGGTTGGTTGAACGTCGCACCGCCACCGGCGAGCAACGAGGTGAAACGGGCATCAGCGACCAGCGCGCCGGAACGAATCAGGCGGGACTTTTCTTCGGTCAGCTGCTGGACATACGGGGTGAAGATCTGCGGAACGACAACGTCCGAGATTCTGACGACACCTGCGGCCATGAGACTTCTCCTGAGCGGTTTGAGGGTTTGAGTTGCTCGAAACCCTGTCCCATGACCCGGTCTCTAGCGATATTGATATGGGCTCATGCCACATGATCGCAATGTAACATGAGCCCATATCGTTTGCAAGCGATTTCTTTGGATTATTTTTTCGGTTCCGGCTTCCTGCCGCCGATGGTGGTTCCGGCGCTTTTTGCCATCTGCTCGGCTTTGGTCGGATTGGCCGTCAGGATTTTACCCTGCTCGGTCATATTCCAGTTTTCGGCACTCCAGGGATTGGCGTTTCCGTTGATGTTTCCGTTGCTTCCACGTCCACCGCCACCGGAGGAAGGACCCCACCAATGCGGACGCTTGGTCTGCATCTCGGTGAGCCACACTGCGGCGTCGATACCGGGGGTCACGCCGACGTTGTCCTTGGTAACCACGCGCCCGTCTTCCGAGATTTCGAAAACACGCTCGGCGAGCAGCAGGGCGTCTTCCATGGCTTCCGGCAAGACCTTTGCCACCGCACCGGCTTCGCGGACCTTGTCGGAGATGGTGCGGTGACGTTCCTTCGCTTCGTATCCCTGGATGGTCTGATCCTTTTCGGCAAGTTGCGTCTTGAAGGTATCCCGTTCACGTTCCACCGGGGCCAGCCTGCTGACAATACGCTTGCCGACGATCTCATCGATCTTGGCGTCGTCCAGCTTGCCCTTCGCAGCTTCTTCCAGTTCAGGGTAACGATCGAGCATGGCCTGGATGTCTGCCGGCTTATGCGTCGAAAGCGGAGCCCACATATCGCGGACGGCCTTGTGGTCATTGCGTTCCTTGACCAGACTGCTCTGAATACGGTCGACATCGGCTTGCGTCCGCATACCTTCGATTTCGGTGATTTCGAATTTGTCTCCGCGCTGGGTATAAAGGCCGCGGAAGGGCTCTTCGACGTCATCGAGCTTGTCAACGATTGCTTTGATGGGCATTTCTAGTCTCCTGATTGCGGCCATGCCGCGTTGAATCCTAGCACATGCTAGGATTATTTGTTACCTGCTGACTTTTTCGCCGGTGCAGGTGGTTTCTTTTGGGGTGCGGTGGGCTTGGCCCCCGGCCCGGCAGCGGGCGGGTTCAGTTCGGCCTCCATTTTCATTGCTTCTTCTTTTCTCTTGGCGGCAGCTTCCCGATCGGCTACGACTTTTTCCATTTCGGTAACAAAGTCCATCACGGTCAATCCACGATCGGCAGCCAGCGCGTGCAGGCTCTCTTCCGACATCGGGAATCCCATACCAATTGCTTCCATGAGAGCTTTGAACTCCGCACCATTGAGCGCAAAATCAATGAACTCAGTGTTTGGAGTAACCTTAACTTCATCCGGGTTTGCTCCAACCCATTTTGCAATCTGTCGAAGCGCGTTCTGCAAACCGGCCGCAGCCGTGGTCGCCAATTGGTTGAGAGTAGCAGTCTGGGCATTGAACCGAGTGCTCAATGCTTGCCCGCTTTCCATCTGGGAACCATTGTTCTGGATAAGTTCACCAGCTTGGATCTGAGCACGTTTGCGGTCATTCTCCAGAGCGACCCGCTGTTCCGATAGGCCGTCGGATGAAAAACCGATGTACTTGGCATCGCCACCTTGGTCAACATCGATACGAGCGCCAGCACCTGTGCGGATAGCTTCAGGTTCACCCGGGAGTCCAGTCGCGTTTTTGACGCCACCGATGACCACAAGGGTGTCCTGAGCCTGCATGTAGAGGCTGAGCCGGTAGTCGGCTTCGGATTGGTAAATGCCTTCGCAAAGATCAGCTAGACCGATCAGCGGTGGGTTGTCGCAGGATGACAGTAAGTCTTTTGAATTGATAAAGGTGAAGGGGATGAAGTCCAGTGTCGTTCCGCGCAGCATGGGGGTCCGCATATCGCTTTCGACGAAAGTCAGTCCGGTAGTGGTGCTGAAGGTTCCGGACTTATAAGTTGCCCCAGCCTCCTCATTTTCCTTGACTTGGCCCAGCTGAAGGACACGGTATTTTTCGATTGTCTTCCAGACGAACTCGTCAATTCTGGCAAAACCACTTTCGTCCAGGACAACGAGGTTCAATGCACCGAACTCATCAGTCTCTGTGTTGTCGTCCCAGTTGATGATTGATTCCGTGGCGTACAGCGCGATATATGGATCCGGGTTTGCAGGATCCGGGTTCTCTTTCATGTCAACCAGAAGACCAAGACGTCCCGTGCTAATCTGCTCCACATTGATCCGGCGGTGTAGGGCGGCCAAAGGTTCCCCAGTAACTGAAGCTCTTTGACGGAGGTACTCGAGTGCCTTTGGCAGCTCGATGATCGCGTCTTTCTGGTGCAGGAGGCCGACAATCACTTCTACAGCCTTTTGGACATAATCCGGAACTCGGGCTCTCTTTTTGTACGCCTCGTAATCCTTTCTTCCCGGCTGGTTGGGCTCCATGCCGTCAAGGCGCATCCCTGGAGTTGCTGGGAGATACTTTTCACCGCGCGCACGAACCTTCTTTGCTCCGGCAATGAAGTCCCGCATGGTTTCCCATTCGGGGGAAAACTCATCGTAGTTTGGATGTTTCGATTGAAGGCCCACTTTAGACTCCTGAGGTACGACCACCGCGAGCACCAATTTCGGAAGCAAGAACTCGATAACGGACTTCATCGCCGATATGATCTTCGGCGTCGGTATCTACGTCATCCGGCTCGTCTTCATCCCTTGGAAGATTTGGAAATAGGTCTTTGTAACACCGGCAGTTCGTAAACGCAAACAGACCGGGGTGCTCACGTGGAACACGAATTGTTTTTGTAGGGTCTTTCGGATCCGGAATAGTCTTTTGTTTAGCGCCGTCCAGGAAGCGTCGGATACGTTGCCAGCCAGCGATTCGGCTGCCTTTACTCTTATCAGAACGCATCCATTCAACACCACTGTAAAGCTTCCCATCAATACGAACATTCTTGCGCATATCTGCAGCAATGGAATTTCCGTTTTCGACATTCCAGATGTTGTTGTCGGCTGGTCCAGGCTTTACGCGGGAGTGGATGCCCATTGCGATCTCGCGTTCAATTATACCTGCCGCAATTTCGTTTGCAAGCATTCTCAAACCTTGGTTGTTCTTCCCGGTCCAACCATACCATTCAGCAATGCGGAAAAGGTCTCCTCTGACCGTGCTGATCCAGTTTCCATCAGCAAGTTGGACATCGCTACCATCTGACTCGGCCCACCAGCCAACAGAGAAGGGGGCTGACGATCCATAGTCAAATGAGCGATCGATTCTCCAATTGTGGGGGATAACAAAAGGACGGATATAATGCGTCTTCTGGTCCCAGACGTCATCGAACATACCACCGGCAACGACGTCCCAGTTTCCACCGAGCCATGCTTTGCGCTTATTCGGATCTTTGATACTTTCAAGCTCTGCGACGTACTCAGGGCTGAGATACTTGTTTTCCCGGTAGCTCCCAAAAAGATGGACTTGGTACTTTGTGATATCCTCGCGCTTCTGTGTCCGCGGGTTGAAGACGTTAATAACCTTTCTGACAAACCTTCCAGGAGGGATCAGTTGGCCGTCTTCGTCATGCATGAAGCGACGCTTCACCCAATTGTGGCCAACTCCGAAAGGATTACAGGTGGCAAAAATCTCCAACGGGATATCGGGCAGAAGCCACTCTTCGGCGTAACGATCATCTGGCTCAACAAGAACAATCCTTCCAGTCTTCTTGTATTCGTCGCCATCAATTATGAGCGGAAAATCTTGTGGACGGAAAGAGGAGCGATTGCAGGATAGCATCGCTTCGAACAGATTATCGTTTGGGTACTTGGTCAGCTCGTTCCAGCCAATGAATGGAAACTCTTGGCCGTGGTAGGACCAATAGTCCGCATCCCGCCGAACAGTACGAAACAGGAGTTCCTCGCCTGTCGGCCAGACCCATTTGTAATCTGATTTGCTGCTTAGGAACCGAGCTTTACCAGCACCATCATTCAGCTCAGGAAACCAGCGCATTGACTTGGAGATCAAGTCGTCCAAGTTCTTGTATTCGCGATCAAAAATGACGCCGCGCCAATGCCTGCCGTAACCCTGACCGACGCGGCGCCTAAATCGCATCAGTTGTGAATCAGTTTTTCCTGGACCGCGTGTTCCGTGGTATAGGATAATGTGCGCAGGGCAAGACATGGCAAGTGTCTGGGACCCAGCTAGCGGGGTCCAGATAATCTTCTTCCCTTGGATTACCCTACTCACAAATTAGACTCGGCTTGCAGTGCGCCCTGAGATGCTTGCGCAGCCTGCTCCCACTCTTCGATGCTGGCGATAGCAGGAACCATCATCACACCGCCACGGTTTCCAGCATCGATCTTCAGCTTGGTTGGCGCATCCATATCACGGATAGCGGCGAGCTTGGCGAGTGCGCTGACTCGAGCTGCGTGTGAGCTGCCCGGCCCCCGGTAGTGGGCTTCGCGCATCAGTGCCGCGCGAATTCTACGACGATCAAGGTCAGCCTCAGCCTTCTCGTCTCCGGCCATGGCAGTCTGCAGCTCCATGATGCGCTTTCGCACATAGGGCTCAGCCATGAACTTCTCTGCGTAGGTCTGTGCGAACCCAACCCCAAAACCGACACGGATTGCCGCAGCAGTTTGCGAGAAATCGAGGAGATACTCACCCACGAACTTATCGCGCAGTTCTTTTTCAGAGTTAGAGAGCTCCTGGGCCATCGCGCCCTGTTCCCAGAAACTCGTGTAATCCTCGGACATGGAGACTCCGTGCAGAACTGCATCTTGATCCGAGTATATGCTAGACTATTACTTTTTGCAACAGATTTAATTTATTTCAATCAATCCGGCATCTATCTTGTCGAAACATCCTTTCGAACAGGCCACAAGGGTTTCGAGCCAGTGACAGGCGTTTCACAACCTTATCAATAAGCTCTTGTAGAACAGTCTTGTCCCTATTGGATAGAAACAGTGCATCCTCCAAGTCGAGAGCGCATGTCTGGAGCTCTCCGTTCGTGTTGCTGAGCTCGACACAGTATTCCTTACCGTTCGGAAGCAGACGCGGAGTCGTCGTCTGCTTCACCGCGTAGCTCAACGCCTGAAGATCGTTCGCGGGCGAGTCGTCTTTCACGGGCTGCATTCCGCAAGCTGCTACGAGTAGGCTCATCGCGCCAATTACGAGTGTCCGGTTCATTTTTGATCGCCTCTTGTTCCGCTACGTGGTATGCCGAACGTCCATCGCTTACACGGATTTCGACTCGTTGGGTTCCTTGCTGAGCAACTTCAGCATCCTGGAGAATGCCTTCGGTTGTGACAGCCTTACTGTCCTGGAGTTCGGACTTAGCTGCGGCACGCCTGAGGTCATTGACCTCGCTTACCCCATAGCTTGCGAGTGCAGTGATGACCACAGTGGCGATGATGGCCGCTCCGATCTTATATGGGAGCGTAACGGTGCTCATGTGATATCGCTCCCCTTATCGGTTGCACGTCGACGAGGCATACCGCGTTGGTCTGGTTCGCTGAAGTGGCCCTTGCTCAGCCATTCCCAGAGCGGCGGAAGATAAGGAGTTGTCATGAACACCAATGCAAGGCCGACATGGAAGAGAGTGTCGAACCATGTGAGCGTCAAAGCTCCATTGAGCGCGTGAGCATACAGTACCGCGAGAGGCATTGATCCGACCAGGATAAAACCGATGCGTCGCTTCATCCAAAAGAAGCCGGGCCGCCATCCAAGATCGTTGCACCTGAAGAACATGATCACCGCGACCATGCTGAGGGACAACGCACTCAGAGCATATTTGAATCCGTATTGCAGGAATGCGATGTAAAGGAGTGCGCAGACTCCCCCAGCAATCACGCCAGATGCAAAGGTTCGGAGAAGTTTCATATTAATCGTCCTTCTTGCGTAGGAATGGAATTTTGTCCATCCATGGGCCAATGCGCTTGATCAGCTCCGGCATAGCGAAGCGCATGAGAACGGAGCATACTGCCCCAAGGCCAGCCTGAGTCCCGTCCTTGAGCTCAATAGTTGTCCATGTGTCCAATGCAGCATTCGCCAACGCAGTGACAGCACAGCCAACGAACAGACACGAGAACCCGAGCCTTACTGCCGCAGCCCGGGGACGCACACTCTCACCCCAAGCGAATGACGCATAAGTCCCGATTGCGCATGCGATTAACACGTTGAAAGGGACGCCGATGTATGGGGTGGTGATGTCGTGAGTCAATGCCAATGTCTTTAGAGGAACTCCGTTCAAGACTATTGGTGCTGTCGATACTGCGCCAATAGTCTTCAACATCGCGGTAAGAAGATCGCTCTTCATGCGTTCTTCAGAACTTGTGCAATTGCGCGGGCGGCCTTCCATTTGAAGGCATCGTATTTTGCGAGGTCTTCCTGGTTGTTGAGAAAGAACAATTCCACAACCATTCCGCCTGCGCGGACAAACCCAAGGCTGGAGTGTTGGCTCATTCCCTGCGGTTTGACGCCTCGATTCCGAATGCCAAGTGCTTCGCTGATTGCGATACAAAGCTCGGAGGCAATCTTATTATCCTTATCGGCGCAGAATATTTCCACGCCTGTGCCGGGCTTGCCTTCATTTCCGTTGCAATGAAATTCCATGGCGATACGATGCTTTCGCGCCATCACCATTGCGTCTTTCAGAGGCTTGTTCTCGAGCCCACGCCCATCCACTTCGTGCTTGACCTTGCTATCGGTAAGGCAGAAGGAAAGGATATTGCGGAACTCTTCTGCTATGTCCGCCTCATGGCGCCCAAAACCTATGTTTCCTGGATCTACTGTGCTGTGCCCGGCGGATAGAAACATAGGGAGCCTCTAGGATTAGTATTCGGGTATCCAGACTCCACTGTCAATCCGGCGACTGACAAAAGTGTAGAACCACTGAAGGAACGAGTTCCATTCAATTTCGGCGCGGACTCTGGACACATGTACGCCGTCACCAACTGGCAGGTCTACAAGAAGTACGACCGCCCATTTGGCTTTGTTCTTGCGATACACTAGCACAGGAATGTCACCAGTCGCAACACATGATTTTGTGCATTGCGTCCACCACGTATTCACGCTGATAGCTTCTTGCCTCTTGACCTCAATTCCAAGATTAAAAGGATTGGAAAGGTCATGACCACCAACAGCAGATTGGTTCTGGTTTCTTTGGATGATAGGTTTCAGTGGAAGTGCAAAACCTTTATTCGTCAGAACCGACTCCACGATGCTGTTCATTGCCCGAGCGACTTCGCGTTCGCCCTCTTGACCTTTTGTGCGAATGTTGATCGCCATGAAGAATTTCCTCGTTATTACACGTGAGCGAAATGTGTTGCCGTACCAAAAAGCTGTCTGAATTTTTTGGAAGGGAGTAAACGACGTTTACGATTCCCAACCCGCGGATCTCGGTTTCGCCAGAATAGTGCTGTCTGACAAATTCCTTAACCCGTGCCTCTTTGACGCCTTTATTTCTAGCATCGGTTGCAATATCAATGATTGGGCTTACTGTTGAACAGATAGATAGCGCAATAGCTAACAGCATGGCGGTGAGTCCCGGGTTGGATGCAGGCTGTAGCGCAAGGGCTGGGGCGCTGTACGGCGCGCGGCCGGCATACCGTACCACCCTAGCGCCCCAGCAGGCGCGCGGCCCTACGCTTGTTCAGTGCGCTGGCTGTCTTCGTTCTGCATTTCAAGGAAACGTTCAAGGCTATCGATAGCTTCTTTTACATCTTTTATCTGGTCTTTGCCACCTCCCCTACGACCGGATACCAAAAGCTTCTTGACGGCGTGTTGCAGGGTCGGAGAAGTGACCCCGAAGAGCTCGAGAACACGATAAACATCCACAGATTCGAGATGGCGAACGTCTTTATGGTAGTGTGGATGCTTTTTCGCGATAGGCATAATCAGTCCTGAGCCTGTGGAATACGATTTTCTTTCCGCGCCCGGTGACCACATGCCGCCGCATCAACTCGAGGTGCTCGTGGTCATCGTGTTGGAAGAATGCTCTACCAAAGATATGGATTGGCGTTCTACGCTTGTGTTTCGTTAGCATCAGGATTTTACCTTCCCGACAGGCAGTGTTCGAGAAGGTAATAACCATTGGGTCATCTGGAGGTGGAATAACAGGGTAGCACGAGATGCACAGTTTAGGAGTATTCTGAAGGATCAGAAAATTTTCCACAATCGATACAGTAAGCACCGTCGGGGGTGATGCGCCACACGTCGCCCTGACAAGATAGACAATGCCAGTGCGGTCGGTTGTTGTAGAGCGTCGGCCCTTTGAACCTCGCAAAGAGGCGTTTGCAGTGTGGGCAGTCGATCCATGCCCTTCCGATAGGAACTTCTGTTTCAAACTGGTGCCAGCAGTAGAGGCAGACTGCTTCGCCTTCAGTATGCGTCTTGAGCTTTTCTTCTTCAAGCTTCTTGGCTCGGCGCTTTGCTATTTCGTCCATCACCAAGCCTCATGACGTGATCTCTTCGGGAAGCTTTTTGTCGACGATACGCACTTCGCCAGCGTCAGGGTCCTCGATAGCCTTGAGTTCGTTTTCAGCCATGAAGAAAATGAGCGGGCTGTGGAACTGCGAGCAATCAGAACAAATGCCTTCCGGGAACGCTGGGAAAAACACAGCGTAATCTGCACGAAACATCAGGCTAAGAAGTCCGCTGAGAATTTCACGGACCTCGCCAGTTGCACCGACCAGTTTGTGGTTCTTTACGTCATTGGTACGATAGCACAGAACGAGTTGGCCTTTCGAGAATTTCATACTTCCTCCAGGGTGGAACCGCACGGGTTACAGTAACGCAACCCATGCGGGATAGCAAGACTTACTGGCCGATGTTCGTGTCGTTTTCACTGTAGGTGACGATCACCTGCGCGCCACCATTCGGAAGCATCGTTGCATTGATCGAGGCTTCTTCCGGAGGCGTGAAGTTCATGAACTTTCCTTCACGGGTGGAGGTTTCCAGCGAGCCTTCGACCTCCGTTGGCGTGAGGGTGATCGTTTTTGTGATGGTGGTGCGGGTCTGCATTTCCATGGTGTCTCCTTGTGCCCAACCAATCCGGATTGACGGTTGGATGGGCTAGTCGTCCCTCATCCTGGTAGATAATAGAAATGTCATTTGGTACAGGCCGTCGTCTGCATATGGTTTCGGAAGGAATCCGCCCTTTGGATGTGGATCCCAATAGAACGCGCCACCTCGGCAGATGACAGAATGCGGTGTACCGCGCGGGCTACGCCCGCCCATGATATAGAAGGTGTACGGGTTCCACATCTTCATGTAATTGAAGATTGGCTCCAGCCCGTGCTCGCCATTGAAATGGATGTGGGATTGGAACAGCCCAAACTGGTCGAGCCATTTATCAACTTCTAGATCAACATTGTAGCCGGGAGTTGTGTAAAGGTTCCCAACAAAATGCGGAACCTGCCAAGGTTCCATATCCATCAAGCACGCGATTGCGGTTCGGTGGCAGTCACCGAAGATGTCATTGTGCGGCTCGTGACGGAAAAGCTGATGCCTTTTGATCATATAGTCCTCGGCAACACGCCCCGGGAATCCGAGGCGTGTTGGTTGATCATCCGTATTGCAGCTCGAACGTCGGGTAACGACCGCTCGGCTGCGAGGAGGGAACCCGACACAGATCGATCAGTGCGCGGATATTCTCGATGGCCGTGTTCTCGTCATCGATACGCTGGTCATCGAGATCCAGCAGGAAAACTTCTTCCTCGGTCAGGGTGGTAACGTTTTCGACTTCGGCGCCGGTCAGGGTGAAAACATGAACTGCCCAGTCTTCGCCGCGCATGATTCCGCGGTATACCCAGTGCGCCGGATCGGTAACGACGCCGGTTTCTTCGTGGAACTCGCGAGCCATCGCGACGTGGTGCCCTTCGCCACCGTCCAGCTCGCCGCCGATACCGTTGAGTCGGCCGGCCTGCCAGTCAGGATGAGTTTTTTCGGTCAGGGCAACCTGCCCCGCCAGTGTGAACGCAAATCCGAGGACATAACTCTTCATCAGTGTCTCCCAAGTGCCGGCAAAACTTCGCCGTGGTCATAGATATGCCACATCGCGTCCTTACTGCGAAACGATATGACGTGGGTACTCAACGGCGGAACAAGGTGCCCGTCGCTGAACACTTCGAGAGTACGCGGGATCAGGTTGTCCGAATTCTTACTGTCGAACTCGACCCACACGCACTCATTGTTTTCATGGTCGGGGCCAACCTGAATAATTTTCGCACCCTTGGGCAACTTCAGGTGGACCATTGACCCTTCCATCATGAACTGGTACTTTTCGATCCGTTTCATTCTTTGTTTTCTGCCTTGTCAAGGAGGAATTTAAGTTCCCCGGGAGCGATTTGGACCATTATGGCCTCTTCCGGTACTTTGTGGCCGAATTTCAGCCAATTCTTGAGCTGAACAGGGTGATAGCCTTTGTTTTCGGCCTGAATTCGCAGAATTTTCAGACGCTCTGCCGAAATTGTATTACCTGTCACGATTTTTCTCCCAGTGTTGGAACATTTCCTGCTGCAGAGCTGTCAGCGTGCAGGCGTGATCGAGGATAATGCAGTCTTTTCGGCACTGTGCCAGATTGCCCGGCTCTTGGAGCCAACTGGGTCGCACAATGCGGAGGTTCACCGACCCCATTCGCCCTCGCCAGATACCGAGATACACAGCGAGCTTTTTCGGATAGTCCAAATGCTCGTTGCACCAAACGAAAATAGCGCCCTTGGGCGCTTCCATCATTTGGCGAGCTGTTCGGCCTTCAACGTAGGGTGGCATGTCAAACTTCTTGTAGAGGTGTTCAGGGGCGATGCCACCCGAACCCTGCCCCATCCAGTTCGAATCCATGGGGTTTGGCCCCATGCCGCAGATCCACTTGAGAGTTTCGGGGCTGTGGCGCGAGAGATTTTCGCCGTGTATGACCACAGCATAGGCGAGGTCCTCGAAGAATTCGTGTGCGCCCATCTGGTGAACATTTTGACGCACCAGCCTTTCAACTTCGCTGCGCGGTACCGGGTACAGAATGGAAATGGCTGTTTCCACCTTGTATCGCTTGCACACGCGGATCACGTATAGTGGCGCATCGGTAGAGGGATTCTGTTTTGCAGCTGGGATCTCAGGTTTGCGACCCTTCGGGCTTGGCCCGCCAATAGGACTCATGTGCCCTCCTCTAGAACACTCTTTACGAGTTGGCCTTTCACGATTTCGAGAAGCCCTATGGCTTCCGCGCGGGGTAGGTGTTTCACGGCGTCGCTGATGCGGGTCAGAATAACTGTGTATTCCCGACCTTTAGGAAAGGCAGTGGGCTCTGCCATTAGCCCCACCTGTCGGCAAGGTCTAAAACCATGTCGCTAAGAAGCACCTTGCTCCACCTGAAATGCGTCGCAATGGTTGCAAGAGTGGAAACTGACGGTGGCCGTACCTCGTGTTCGAGTTGACTCAGGGTAGCGTTTGAAATGCCAGTCAGCTTTTCCATCTCGCGGAGTGACTCCCCAGAGTCCTTACGGCACTCAATCAGGCTGATTGCAAACAAGCTCATGGATTTACGGGACTTCTTAGCCATATACCACCTGGAATAGAGGGGTCGAGTGGGATGTTAGAATCTCAGCGATGGTGGGGATGGGCGCGTCACCGCCCGATTTAATCTTTCGACTGGCGCTCGCCTCCCCTCGCTCGCCGTCTTGTGGTGCAGTGCAGCATGGCACGCTTTGTGCTATGCGTCTGCTTGTGTATGTGTCTAGTGTGGTACTGGTCTACTACACCCCCATGATGTAGGGCAGGGCATACGCTACCGCCACCACGACCACCACCCACTTCCCCACGGTTAGCAGGGGCAGGCTCCACCCCTTGCGCGGGGCAGTGGGGGCGCGATGCGGGGTGGGGTGGGTGTTGGCGAGTGCCACGTTGGCGGCATGGGCGGAGCGGATGGGGCGGGCCATGGCTAGTTCCTTATTGGGTATGTGCGTACTATACCCGAACCATGCCATCGATACAACACCTGTTAACGGCACCGTTTAGGTGCCGTTAAGGTTTGCCCCAACCATACAAGTTATGAAGTTGGTCTAGCCAATCGGCAGGAGCTTGCGCAAGATTTACAACCACATACACACGGAAGCGACCGTTATTGCGCCACACTACCCATGAAGGGTCTGTCTTACGTTTGATGCCGTACCCATGGTCAGCCCATTGTAGGGTGTACCCCATACGGCGGCATTGAATGCGGCACTTGTCAAGAATTTGAAGAACCGAGGTTAACTGCCACGATTGGGAAACTTGGCCATTGACAACAATAGCGTGAGTGTGCATTGCGCAGAACCTTTATTATGGGTGCGCTTACATGGTAGCTGATATAGAACTATAATACAACACCTGTTAACGGCACCGTTTAGGTGCCGTTAAGGTTTAGGCTTTAATTGGCTGGGGCGGGCTGGTACCTTGGGACCATACCATACCGTCCGTAATAGTACGGATGACATACACCATGCCGGGTGTGCGCAACCGCAGCGCGCTTTGTGGGGCGGTTGGGTGCATTTTAGCAAAATGGGAAAGCTCCAGCCCGGCAGCTTCGCACAAGGCCGCCGCGCTTGTGGCATAAGTGTTCCTAGCGTGTAGCATGGTGCGGCCTGTACGGTTGTAATGTGCCATTACATAAAACATTGGAAAGCTCCATTAGGTATAGGTGCAATATACACTAAGCAAGCGAGGCGCGCAACACCCGTTAAGTACCTTGTTTAACGTGCGTTAAGGTGAAGTATGGTAGGCATTGCAGGGGCTTGCGCTCCCCGGCAAAGTGTGCTAGGCCATGTGCAGCCCTAGCACAAAAACAAAAACAATGCAACCCCTTGCATTGCGCCGCGGAATGTGCTAGGCGCCTAACCTTAACGGTAGTTAAATGGCACGTTCCTTGCTAGGGTTGCATCCAAGGCCTCCTTGTGGTACACGCGGGCGCGTACATACCTATAGCAACCGCCAAACCGAAACCTTAACGGCAGTTAAATGAGGCACTAAACAGGTGTTGCATTGCCAGTTCGGCTTCGGTATAGTACACCCATGGCAAGGCAATACCGCCAAGCCACCCCGCCCCGGGTTAGGGGCTTCCAATATAAGGCAAAACATACCATGGCCAAGCGCACCTCCAACAAGGGGGCCGCAGCGGCCCCCGCAAACACCCCCGCCA